TCCACATCAAAAGCACACACAAGTATTGGTTCATCGGCTTTACCCTCTAAACAACTTGTCGCAATCTTGCATGTTCCATCTTCACAAGTAATTAAAGAGCCTGTAACCCATTCTCCATCGTCAACTCTCTTAGCCTTGAATAAATATCTATCTTCCATATTTTCTCCTTTCAGTCGTACATTTCAAAATACATTTCGTCTCTGTCATAGTCTTCTCCGAAGATTCTCCAATTAACTTTGAATGCAACAAAAAATTTAATTATCGTAAAGCCTATAACAAAATGGTGCCAATCCCAACTTTCATAGTACTCTGCGCCAAAGGTTGCTCCCCAGTGCTTGCCTATTCCAAAGGCGAATGATACATGATGTTTCTTACTCTTGAATACCACCGTTCCCGGTGTTGATTTAACTCTCTTCATATTCTCTCCTATTCCGCTTCTGATTTTAACCATTCAATAATCTTTGGCACGCAAATATCTTCTGTACCATTGCAACTGTCACAGTCATCGCCGCACACAACACAGTCTGCGCAATGTTCAGACACATCGTAAATGTATTTTGCCAATTCTTCACCCGACATATTCCTTATTCTGTCGGCATTGGTCTTTTTTCTACCACATTTGCAACAAGACTCATTATCTCTCGAATTGCTGTTGTGCTGGCAGTTGCAAGAAATCTTTTCTTCGCTATCATCAAATGCTTTTAAAAACATTTCAGCAATTTCTTTCTCGTATCTACCACACATACCTTTGCAATCAATATCCGCAATAACCCTTGAAAAGAAATCTTTGAATTTGTCAGCAATATAATCTCCTGTGAAATCTTTAGGTATGTCAATTACTACTTTCATTTTCTACACCTCTCAATTCTTTCAGTTTTGCTTCTGCTTTGGATTTTGTGAGAAATACTGTTTTATCAAACTGATTATCATAAAAAGCTATTGAACTATCGGGGTCTGCACAAAGCAAAGCTTCAATATAAAACTCGTTTCTCCCTGTTCCTAGTGTACTGTGGTAATCAACTCGGATAACTCTGTACCTCTCCGCTTCGTCACAGCCCAACACGCCATTGACATATACTGTATCTCCCACTTTGCAAGGTAGCTTGACAAGTCTTCCCTGTTCCTCTAAAGACTCATATTCTTTGAGTTTTGTGAGCCATTTTGCAATCTGCTCATTCTCCTTAGCAAACTCTAAGTCTAAATCAGCACGATTGTTCTCGGCATCGTACCTAAAATTTTTTATCGCTTCATCAATATTCATTTCTGCTCCTTTCTACCACACCGGGTAATAATTTCCTTTGTCGTCCACAATCCAATATCCAGTACTCCAAGTATCTGTCAGTGGGTCATAGACTTTTCTGCCTTTAATCATGTTTTCTAGTTTTCTTTCAAATTTTGATTTTCAAGCTCTATAAGTACCGTAGGATAAAATGTTGCAAACGTTTTATCCACAATTTCATTAATGTTAAACGTATCATTGCTATATGTACATTCAACCTCTGCATTAGGATTGTATCTGCTTAATTCTTTGACTTTCATGCTTGTTTACTCCTTTCTAAAACGGGCACTCTTTTTCTTTGCGCTTAGTAAATAATCTCTTTATCCACTTAGGCAACATACATTTCCAAATCGTTTGTCTATTTCAATGTCTTCTTTATGCACTTTAAATAATTTCATTTTTACCCTCCTATTTCGATAATTTCCTTGCGCTCAACAATTTCAAAATCTCTATCCCAAGAAGAGCAACCACTTTCAGCCTGTTTTGCTGTTCTGTATGTTTTAATTGCCGTATCTTTCAATTCATCAACTTTGACAAAATGAAATTCTCTTGATAAACCGCACCATATTTCAGTACGATTTCGTCTCATAACGACATATCTTGTCCTTTCTATTCTCAAAATGGACATTCATCTCCTTTCCTTAAAACCCATTCCTTGTTACGCTCTGCAACATCTACATTTGCCCCATAAGCAACTTTTTTCATCTTCTCGATAAAACTATCTCTGTCAGCGTTTTCTGCCGATAAATGGCACATTATGACGTTCTGCAAGCTATCTGAATAATTCGTCTTAACAAAATCGCAAGCCGTGTCAATGGATAAATGACCTCTGAATACGTGGTTTGCCTTGCCTGCGTTATCCCTGTCAACTAAATTCTTGTCATAATTCACACCGAGCAAAATGTGATTTATGCCCTTAAACTTCCACTTAATCAATTCTGTGTCAGTGATGTAAAGCGTTTTCCCCATTTCCGGGTGAGTGATTAAAAATCCGAAGCAAGGACATTCGCTACCGTCTGCGTTTGTGTGTGTCCACCTGCCGTCTACTGTCGTTAGGTCAAAGGGGTTTACTGTAAACTCACCCGTATTCATTGATTTACAGCTATCGCCTAAATATGGGGCAAATATCGGTATTCCCATAGCCTTAAAATCCTTTAATGACTTGCTGTGGTCAAGGTGTCGGTGGGTGCATAAGGCACCCACAACATCTTTAACGTTCCAATCTAAGCCTTTTTTAATCTCCTTAATCGGTATTCCACAATCAAGGATAAGTGTTTCTCCACTGTTGGAAGTTAGAGTGTAGCAGTTGCCCGAACTTCCAGTACTGATACATTTAAGTTTCATTTAAGTACTCCTTTAATACTTAATACTCATATTTCCGTGTTCATTTACCCAGTTCCTTATTCTCTCTGCCGTCATTAAAACCTTGATATTCAGCGGTAATGCCTGCCATTGGTATAATTCCTGCATTGTGTGTTTTGCCATAATCACACCTCGATTTCATCATCCTGTGGAAACTGAAAATAGTAATTGCTTGAAAAACTGACATCTGCATTAACTTTATTGCAAAGTAGAATATCGCCAATTCCTAATTTTTCTCCAAACTCCTGTGGTGTTAAGTTAGGGATTTTGTCTACATTTAATTTTGGCTTTCCTGCGTATGCTTCTCTCAGCATTTCCATAGCCTTAATTGCCTTTTCTTTAGTGGAATATTCAGCCAACGCAATGTCATTAATCAAGCCTTCTACTCCTGTTAAATTACGGTTCAAGAAATAAATAGCATTTCTAAATCTCTGAATAACTACCATTTCATAAGGAACATCTATTGTTCCGTCCTGTGAAATTACTCTCATTCAAAAAAACTCCTTTTCTAACAAATCTTTATTGTCAAATTTGTTGCCAATAACTTCAATTTTTTCTTTCCATGGAAAAGTCGGCGAATAGTTGGGAACGTCCAGCCATCGAATAATAAAAGCTGTGTTGGCAATATCATACTCAATAATACCGATTGTAGGCTTATCAGTTCTTTTTACAATATCATTTTCGTACATCATATTTCCGTTTTTATCTTTTAGTCCTGTACATTGGCATACTGTACGTTCGTCAACTTCATCGATAGTAATAAAATTCAATATGTGGTCGTATTCTGTAACGATATAAGGCATGCCAGTAAAAGTGTGAATCAAATTTCCGATAGCCCATTCGTTGGTATCTTTTCGCTTTGTTTTGAATAAATATCTATCTTCCATAATTGCTCCTATTCCTGCATAAACGGCGGAAGCGTACTATCTTCTGCCTGTTCTTCGGTTACTTCCGTGGCTGTGGTGTCGATAATGTCGCTTTCCTCAAAATCTACTGTGTTTGCGTTCTCTTTAACCTCATCAGCAACAACCTTTTCTGTATCAAGTTTTACATCTGATATATTCTGAAATTCTTCCTGTGCATACAAGCCTTGGAATCTATCTGGAAATGCTTCCCTTAAAGCCTGTACGACAGCAACCTTTCTAATCATTGTAGCTGGTCTTTTTGCCCACTGGCTATTGAGTGAGCCGTCCTTTTTTCTTCCAGCATATTCGTCAAAACCTACTGACTGGTATTCGTCCTCTTTTCCGTCAATAAAGATTTTCGCCCAGCCACCTACGATAGTTTCGTTAGGTAAAACCATTGTTCCCTCTCGCTCTTCAACAGCTCCGTCCTTTTTAATTACAATAATTCCTGCTTTCTTTCCTTTATATCGTGGGTCTGCATTGGCTCTCTTTGTAAAAACATCTTTTCCAGTAACTATTGTGGCTGGCTCGTTGCTTCCATACTTAATAAGGTATGCTTCTCTCAAAAACGGATTTAAGTGCTGGTATCTGCATAATGACATAAACATCATTACTTCTCCGTCAGATACATTACCACCACCGCTTACAAGGTATCTCCTTATCATTGTTGGAGAAATTTTTACCATTTCTCCATTTGATTCATATTCAACTAACTGCGTATTCTCTGCCATAATTATTCCTCTCTTTCTAATAATTCTTTTACATATAAATCTGTTTCTGCCATTTACTAATCCTCTGATTCAAAGAGTTCAGATGAAAAGATACAAAAAGGGCGAACACCGTTGCTGAGGTTACAGACGTAGCCGTTGATAATGCCGGACGGCGAAACGACGGTAACGGAATATTCACAGTCATTACGCTTTGTGCTCCATGGTGTTGCAAGCCACCACCAATCGTCAGTATTCGGGATAAAGCTTCTGTACTTGCGGTAGTTATCTACGGTCAATAAAGATACTGTGTCTTCGCAGTTTCCATATTCATCTTGACCGTCAAGTGAAAGAAGATTGCGGTTAAATGCAATAATATTTTCTTCTCCTATTTCATTAGTAATCTTTTCGATAAATTCTGTGTTGAGATATTCTCTCAACTGACTTCCAACCCAATTATTTGATTCACTATCAAATTTCATTGAATCCTCTAATCTGTCAGCAAGGCACATATATCCTTTATCTGTAATATCAAGGATTGTCCATGTAAGCCCAGCAAGTTTAAATGTATCTCCTGCGCTTAATCCGGCTGGAATCTTTCTTGTTTTTTCAACTGCTTTTAAAACAGCAACTTCATTTCTTAATTCATTAATCTGCTCCTGCAAGCTTTTCATTGTCAATGTCATAATCATTCTCCTTTTGATACAAAGATATTAGATTTTAAGATACAAAAAGGGCGAACACCGTAGTCGTAGTCACAGCAGTCGTGGTTGATAATGCCGGACGGCGAAACAACGGCTACAGTACATTTCCAACACCTGTCAGCCGTACTCCAAGGCGTACATGTCCACCACCAATCGTCCAATCCTTTATTAAAAAGCAAATTGTTATACTTTCTTGCTTCGTTAAACGTTATCGGTCTTACCTTGCAATAACAAGGCTTAAACTCATCTTGCATATCAACAGATGTTAAGCTAACCGCCTGTTTAATAATGTTGCCTGCTCCAATCTCTGATTCAATGACCGGTTGGATGTTTTCTTCAATAACTCTTTTAAGATTAGATTTGTTGTAATCTCTTGTATTGCTGTCAAAAACAATACCCTTTGCCATAAAGCCTTTGGATATTACATTTGTCGTGCCACTGCAACCGTTCTGCTCAAGAACGATAAAATCATGTTCTCCGATTTTAAACGTTTCTCCCGGCTGTAATTCTGATAACTGTACCTTACTATCCTTTTCTGCTTCTTCTAACTTTCTCACAAGCTCTCTTGCAAGTTCCAATTCTCTACTCATTTAATTTTCCTCACTTTCATTGATAATTCTCAATACATTTTCGGCGTTTTCTAATCTTTCTTTTTGCAGTCTAACCGTTGCTTCACCCATTTCCTTGAATTTATTTTTTGCATATTCAAAGTTAGGCTCTGCCAAGATTATTCTGCCGTTAATAATCAGCCCTATATCCTGCTTTCTTATACGGCTGGTATACCTTGTGCCATCCGAATCACACATATATGTTTTTGGAGTTTCTCGTGCTTCAACCTTTTTCATATGTATTCCTTTGGGTCTATTGCTAAAAAAAGTGTTTAATGTATAAACATATAAATTCATGTTACACCTCCATAATTTCTAATTTATCGCTGTCATTAACAATCAACATAATCAGCTGACTGTCAACCATGGCTGATACGCGTTTCTGATTGTCGGTAGACAGGCTTTCACTGTCGTCTAGGAAAATTGGACAGCTAATACTGCTAATTTTCTGAATTGACTTACAAATGTCAACTCTACCCAAAATTCGGTTGCCCTTGTTTGACACGGTCGTAAGAATCGACTTGCCGTCAATTTTCGGAATGCAAACTGATTTGTAATTTCCATTCTTAGCCAGTTCAAACAACTGCCATTCAACTAATTCAAAATGGCAGTTAATAGCTTCTGACAGAATTTCATTCTTTGCTTTGTCCAGTTCTTCAAGCAAGGCGAGTATCTTTTCTGCGTTTGCCTTGTTCTGTTCAGAATCAAGCCTTGTTTTCTTCAATTCTTCAAGTCGCTGTTCATCTGCGGCAGTATCAGATTTGGCAATTTGATTCTCACAGTCAGACAACTGCCGTCTTAAATCCGTTTCCCGCGCCTTTAATTCTGCCTTGATTGCTGAAATGTCATTAGCCTTGTGCATAGCTTCTTCCTTTTCAACTATCTGCTGTTCGAGTGCCTTGTATTCATCTGTTCCTGTTACATCAATTTCAACTGGAAGTGCCGCTAATTGGCTTTCAAGGTCTTTTAACTTCGCTTCCTGTTCTTTTTTTTCGGATTCGTGTGTAGCAATTTCTTCATTCAATTTAGCAACAGATTCTCTTTCTGAATCCACAAGAAATTTAATCTTGTTGCCCCTTTCAGCTTCGCTTTCGAGTGCCGAAGCCTTTTTAGATTCAAAGTTTTTAATAAGCAATTCAACTTTGTCTGCCGGCAACTCCTGTCCGCACATCTGACAAATTTTTTCATTTTCGTCAAACTGCATTTCATATAATTTCGTCCACGTCCCCCTAGCTTCCTGCAATTCAAGCGTGTATCTGCCAATAACTGCATTGGCTTTTTCGATTTCATCATTAGCTGTTTTAATGCTTCTTGAAATTTCATCAATCTTACGCTTGACGTCAACGATTTCATCATCAATCCGTCTTCTCTGTTTGAAATTTTCTTCATTTGCCTTGCGACCCATGTCATTCAGTTCAAATTTAAGATTGATAATATCGGTACTTGCCTTATCATATCCGGATAACAGCTTATCATTGTCGGTCTGTTTTGCCACGCAATCAGCAATCTGCTCTTTAAGGCTGTTCTTCTGTAATTCAAGGTCAGATGTATCAATAGCCTGTTTGAGCTGAATATCTCTTTCCTTCTCCTTAATCTGTCCGTCAAGGATAGGCAAATCCTTTGTAATTTTGGTCTTGGTAGCCTTATTCATAGCCAATAATTCCTCTGCCGCATATTTGCCTAACAATGGAACTAACTCGGCTAATTCGGTCTGCTGGCGTGCTACATCAATATCAGAAACGTCCTCTACTAAATCAAATAAATATTCTCTCATGTCTGCCGGTTTCTGATTAAGAAATGCGTTCACATTACTACACATCTTAAACACGTTCATATCAACACCAAGATACGCGTTGAAATCCTTTAATGTCTTAGGCACATCATTGATGAAATACTTGTTATCGTCTTTATAACTGCTGCCATCCTTACTGTAGGTACGCTTCTGCGCTTTTTTCATAATTACTTCTTTCCCGTCAACATCAAGCACCAGTGTTGAACTGGTGTCCATATCATCAACAGGCTTTCCGCCTACTTCCCGGCGCACAACCGGATTATCTTTTAATTCATAATCACAGTTAAACAGGCACCAGTTGTATGCCGTAGCAATACTGGATTTTCCTTTGCCGTTCATTGCGGCAATCTTTGTTAAATCAAAGAAATCAAATTCTTCATGCGCATAACACATGAAATTTTCTACGATAATTTTTAACAGCTTAATCCTCATCCCATTTCACCTTATCCCTTTCTTCTTCAATTTTTTTGGCTTCAAATTCATTCCCTAAAATTCTGTACATGTCCACCAGTGATATGTACTTGTCTGCTTTTGTTTTGCTCAAAAGCACGTCAACTCTTGTTTCTATATCCAAAAGCGTTTCATACCGCTCTTGTGAAATCTTAATCTTCGCCATTTTCGGAATCCCCCTCCTGTAAATTATTGATTGACAATTCGTAGGCTGTCTTGATTTCTTCTGTGCCGTCTTCATACCTTTTCAAATATTCACGGCTTTGTAATCTGCCGGTACAAGAGATTTTTGCACCAACATTCATAAGCCCTGCCTTAACAGCTTTTCTTCCCCATGCAACGCAAGGAATGTAATCTGATTTTCCATACTTCCGGTTACTTGCTACCAGTAAGTCAGTAATCTTTCTATTCAGCGGCGTTTCACGGAAAATTGGTTCACGGCAGATATATCCGTCCAGTTCCGCAAAATTTCCGTCTTTTCCCGGATATTCTGTAACGTCTTTTGCAAAAACAAAGATGTGACAGTGACCGTCATAGTTCATTGTTCGGATTTCTCCGAAAATTTCAACCTGTTCATCTTCCTTAATATTTTTAAGGAAAATTTCTGAAAATGTAACGTTGAGTGTGTCCGGAACGCCGCTCGTTCTCACGCTTGTAATTTGTGTTGAATAGAATTTTTCTCCATGATTTTCATGTGATAAAACTGGTTCTTTTGTGATTTTTCCGCTGATTTCGATTTTGTTCATTTCTTTGTCCTCTTTTCTTTTAATTATTAAAATCTTCTTTTACGACATCAATTTTGACAAGTCTTTCCCACTTGACAAAATTAAATACTGCTTTGGCTTCTGTGCCGTCTTCCTGTGGTACAAGCACTCTGTTATTAAGTGCTACAATTACCGGCTTGTCGCCCGCAACTCTTAAAAATTGTGCCTGTAATCCGATAGGCGCGACAATGGCGATAATGTCGCAGTCGTTTATTTCTTCCTGCAACTCGCTTGCCGATTCAATCGACCGGTCAATCTGCACAATTTCAACGTTCCCCAGTGCGGCTAACTGCGGCTCTGTCATTTTGTGTCGAGAAAACCACAGGACCTTTTTAGGCTTCGGATTTTCTTCAAATCTTACAACCTTGCCGTCATTCAAAATGACTGACTGATTTTTCATTTCCTGCATTTCTACGCAATCCTGTACTGTTACCTTTTCTTTGTTCATTTCTTTTTCTCCCTTTTAATCTTTGTGAATTTGTCAATCGTTTTCCGGCTTCCGGTTTCCTTATTAATAAGTTTTAAATAAAACTCTGTTTCTTCAACCAAAAGCCAATGTTCGGCATTTAAGTGGTGTGCCGAACACGCTTCTTTCTGTTCTCTTGTAAGTTTCTTTGGCTGTTTCATCTTTTATCCTTTCCGTTACTCCACGAGTAAACCAAAGCAAGTCCGACTTCAACGAGGATTGTGAAAATTACTCCTGCCACAAATGGATTAATATACATTTTCATACCCCTTTCTAAAAACTCATGCACATCTGCGCATTGGAATTTTCAATCTGTTCTGAAAGCACGGTCGGCGGCAAATAGCAATCAATAAACTCATGCACATCTGCAATGTATTTGCGTTTTATACTCTTGTATGTCGAAACGCACCCGTATTCGCGTTTCAACTGTCGGTATATGTCCGCAAATACCGAACTCCTCACGCTACTGTCTTTGTATGCGCTGGTGTTCTTGCCGCCAAGCACATCAACTACTTTCCTTTTAATATGCTTCTGCACTTCGTCTATTTCACAGCCGTACAGCGGCATATCATTTTCAAGGGAAGATATTTTATCTTCAACCTTGTCAATTCTTTCATTCAGCTTCACATTGCCTTTTGCAATAAGCCGAATTTTTTCCTCATCCGTCATGTTCATGTTGTAGTTTCCCGTCTTTCTGATTGACGGAAGCACCTCTGACGTTACCCAGTCAGTAAATCTCTCTGCACTTGCCTTACGGCTCTGAAATATTGTTTTGTACAGGTTGGCTTCATTCACGTAAATAAGCTTCTGATTTCCGCCTGCCGTAAGGGTATCCATGTTGCGGATACCCTTTGAAGATAACCGAGATTTAACATTTCCCACGTTAGATATTTCCAATGCCCGGCACACATCAGTCAAGCAAAACATCGGCTCGTCATTTACGATTACCGTTCTGACGTTTCCAAATTCTTCGGAATTAAAGACTTGTAAATTTGTTTCTGCCATTTCTTCTCCTTTCTGTGGTATAATCCTCTTATCTTTTAATAGGAAAGAGGTGAACACGTTGAATAAATGTCCTTTAAACAACTTTGAAAATTGCCAATCTGAATGTGCGTTGTATTTATCTAATCAAAAATGTTGTTCAATCAAAAAGCTTGCATTATCAAGTCGTTATTTTGTTGAACTCAAAGATATTAGCCGCAACATTTCAAGCATTGACAGTACATTTACTCGTCGTAAATGTTAAGAATGGTATCTGCCATTCTGTCAATTTCGCCCGCAATGCGAATTTTGACATCTACATCATTTGTTTTCTTGCTTTCCTCTGCCAGCAACTCTATCTGCTGACAGAGGATTTCTGAAATATGCCTTTTTTTCTCGTCCACCGGCTACTCCTTTCCCTGTTTTTCCTTGTTGGGTTCTGACCGTTCTCTATCTGCCATTGATTCAACCATGCCAAGCAGATACCCTTTTTGATACTCTGACATTTTAGGAATTGTGTCTTTTAATTTTTCAACAATCGCCTTTTCTTTTTCACTCATTTCATTCACTTCCTTTCTGTGATATAATCTCCTTATCTTTTTATAAGGAGGTGGTTCAAATGTTCATTAAAATTAAAGTTTCTTGCCCTTGCCATTGCACATACACTGTAAATGAAGATATTAATTCCGATAAAGTTATTTGCCCTAACTGTGGAAAAGAGTATCCATATTCAGGTAAGTTAATCGCAATGCTCAATCTCGCAAGTGAAATTCCCGACGGAAACTGTCTTTCAAACGAACATTCCGTTGAGGTTATTTCTCTTTCGGAATGCATGAGCAACCATCAATAACTAATCTCATGTATTCCAAGAAGCCTTTAGCAACTGTAGCAGTCAGATTGTATTCGGATATTAGCTTTTTAACTTCATTTTCTAATTCTGAAGCTTTCTGACTGTTGCAACGCTGATATTCTGCATATGCCTTGCCCACATATGTAGTTTCAAGCTCACCAAGTACATATTGTTTCAGTGTTATCACCTCACTTTCTGCTTGTTGATTGTAAAACAATTATATGTCGATAAAAAACATTTGTCAAGAACTTTTTGTTGATTTTTTCAACAAGGTGTGATATATTAGTTTTGGAAAGGAGGACAAAACATTGAACAATAGAATTAAAGAAATCCGAAGTCATTTTAATTTGACGCAACAGGAATTTGCCGATAAAATAAAAGTAAAAAGGAATACTGTTGCAACATATGAAATGGGAAGAAGCGTTCCGAGTGATTCAGCAATAGCTTTGATTTGTAAGGAATTTTCTGTTAATGAATATTGGCTACGTACAGGTGACGGTGAACCTTTTGTTAAAAAGACAAAAGATGAAGAAATAGCTGAAATGTTTGCTGATATTCAAGCTGCTGGTGAAAAAAGCTTTAAGTATAGACTTATTGCGGCGTTAAGAAAGCTTGACGAAAAAGACTGGGATAGTTTAGAAAAGCTTGTCGATTCAATGGTACAAGACAAATAAAAATACGCCGGGATAACACAAAATGCTATCCCGGCTATTTTATTTAAGCAACCTTTTTATATACGCATATATAACTTTTAGCCAATGCGTATTTTCACATTTTAATATTAGATTGTATATTTCTTTTCTGTAAAATTCATTTTCGTTTTTTTTACTCATAGAGCCCTCCGTATTCCCCGACACAAAACATAAAGTAGCGATACAAGCATTATAGAACAAATGTTTGCTTCCGTCAAGATTGGAACAAAGGTCACTGATGTAAATTAAGGTTATGTAAAGGGGCGGCGGCGCAATGCCAAACAGCGCAACCGCCCACCGGAACTTGAATTGCCCAATCTTTTGGACAATTTAATTTTACAAAAATTACCAATTTTTCACAAACGATTTAAACCGCAAAAAACGACATTTACTCTAAAATCATCTACATTTTATGGCATATGCTGTCATATAATGTCGGATTGCGGCGCGTATAGTACTAATTTGCTATTTATCAATTCGACAAAAATCAGATTATATGCTATTATTATTCAAAAAATAAAAAGCAAGGGAGAATTTTTATGAAAAAGAAATTATTATGCTTATTAATGCCTGTATGCCTTTTAGGACTTGCGGCTTGCCAAAATTCAACCGCGGATAATTCTACCACCGCAAACAGTACAGAAGCAGTAACGGAAACGCAAACTGAAACAGAAGCCCCTACAGAAAAAGAAACACTGTTATCAAGGGATAGAATGGCATACACAGAAGATATTACCTATGAAACACTTGCAAGGTACCCGGACAAAAATATTGATAAACCTGTGAAATTTGACGGAAAAATTATACAGATGATTGGCGCGGTTGATAGCAATTACACCGCTATAAGAATGGCTGTAGATGATGACTACAATCACGCGTTGCTTGTTGTTTATGCAAATGATGTGATTGACGGTAAACTACTTGAAAATGATAGAATTACAATTTATGGTGGTTATGTTGGTCAGTATTCATACACATCTACATTGAATAAACCGATAACAATTCCACAAGTTGAAGCTGTTATGATTGATTTACACGATAACAATTAAAATATCACCGGGAGTATTACACTCCCGGTATTTTTATGTTTAGATTAATTCGCAATCGCTGACATTGACTGCCGCAAATACAGCACCATTGAAGCTAAGGACTGCTCTATCCCCGTCAAGCTGTGTGACTTCATAGCCGCTGTCATTGTGCCATGCCTTAATTGCCGTGCCATTGTAGTCAGTATCGCCGTTGAAACGGACGGTATCGCCCACAGAAATGCCGCCGCAATCCGAACTTTCTTCTGAATCGTCAGAATCATCACTGCCGCCGCCAGCAATGCAATCATCGTTAATCCAGCCTGTGCCATCGTCAATCAGATATGGATTTCTCGCACCGTCAACAACTCGTGTAATTGTGCCGGTTGTATAGGTAGGCTTTAATGCTTCTTCTGACGTTGAAGATACATAGATTGTATCGTAGTTTACGGTATCGCCTACAGAATAGCTGTATCCACCGCCCTCTGTGTCTTCTTCATCGCCGCCGCAGTCGCCCGAATTGCTATCAGAATCACTGCCGCCGTCAACTTCCGGTAACTCACCGTACCAGTAATTCATGTCAACTCTGCTTGACGGTACACCGGCAACTTCACCGTCTGATGTATACTGCCATAACAGGCAATCCATTGACGGCTCTGAAATGCTCCAGTGTGCAAGCCATACTTCATAATTGGATAACTGGTCTGCATAGATTACTGAATCCCAGTAATTTTTGCTTGCGTAAACACCAGTCTTGTATCCTGCTTCGGATACTCTGTCGCAGAAAATCTTACAAAAATCAGTAATTTCCTGTCTGTTATCGTATGGGTTGAAGTTGTGCTTTTCTTTATAGCTGTCCGCGTCTTCCATGTCGAACCATACACCCAACACCGGATTGTAGCCCTCTACCATTCGCAGTGCGTGTGCCGCTTCGCTTTCTGCTTCGGCATTATTTAACGCATAAGAGTACAGATACACACCATACGGAATGCCCAGTCTTTCACATTCTTCCATGTTGCGGATTGCCTGCGGGTCGTCCTGTGATGTGCTGTCATTGCCGTGACCGACACGAATAATTACACCGTCAACATTTTCCTTTGCGGTATCCCAGTCGATAACTCCGTTATGCTTACTTACATCAATTACTGAATATCTGCTCATATGAACCTCTTTCTGCCGCTGTTCTGCGGCTAAATATAATTTTTATTGTGTTTTAGGGTAAAAAAATAAGACACTTTCGTGTCTTTAACTGCTGTCGTTATATATACCAATCACCTACCTTACGCCCTTCCATGTACGGTAACATGAAATGATATGCTTTTTGTTTCGTTTTGTGGCGACCAAACAAATCCCGTTATTTGTTCGCTGGTATAGCCGTTTATGCTTGCACTTATCAGCCCTGTTTCCGCAAATGGAGTAATATTCACGCTGTCAATATTTTTTACAATATTAGGTGGCAAATAAATTGTGAACGGTGCCCAAAACGCATTTCCATATTGTGTATTCATTGCATAGCTTTTACTTACTGTTTTTCCTGCCATTACAATATAACCGCTTGAAAGATATGTGATATACATTTCTGTTTTATCTTGTGGCTTTGTTACGGTAGTGCCAATATATCTTCCTTTTGTATCCGTAAATTTTGCGTCTGACGGCACATCTGAATTGACAGTATGCCCATTTACTTTCGTGCTATTTTCTGCATAATTTACGCTAAAATTACTAGGATTATAAACATACATGTCTTTTCCGTTTTCACCGCCCCAAATCCATTTTGGTTGTCCAGTTTTCCCTGACCAATTAAATGTCATTGGAACACCCGCATTGCCGTCTCTCCCTAAGTACGAAGTTGAAGATGAAATCTTAGAAGTATTAACAATACCTGCATCAACACCGACGATATAATCTGAATACTTTCTAATGTCCGCATTTTCACGGCTTACACCAGCTGTATCAAACTCCCAACGCCGTGAGCGGCTACCCCTTCCACCCCCAGCAAGAACTGTAATATTTACCGCGTCATACGTACCTGTCGCCTTAAAATACAAATCTGCATACTGTGTTTCTCCGGCTGGAGAGTACAGTTTTACAAATAATTGGTCTGCCGAAAATCCTTGCCTTGCAAGCCAAAAGACCTCACATTCCGTTGTGTTTGCATTTGCTATTACATTAGTTCTAAAGCAAACTTTTACGATTCCAAAGCCGCCAGCTTTAAAGCCGCTATCAATAACAAACACCATTGAACCATCGTTGAAATTTGTTGTGGCGCTGATATATGCAATTCTTCGATACGGCTTATCAAGTGAACCGGAAGTTATCTGCCGACACATACCATATCCCCAGTTTTCAAGAGTAACATCACCTGTACCGTCAAAATTCACACTAGCTTCACTCAAACCAGTCAACGATATTTTTCTACTTTTTTCTAATTTTGTCGCACTTCCTGCATTGCCGCCTACCGGCACCGCACCTACATTTTCCGCTGTAATATTAACATTGCCCCGCCTATACGCACTTTCTGCACTGCCTTTTACGCCTGTTACAGGTGTTCCCGCAAGGACATCCCACTTGCCGTCCTCTGTCTTATATACGTTTGCACCTGCTGGAATAGTATTTCCCGTTCCCTCTTTAAATTCAGCAGTCGTTGTAAACTGGTCTGAAATGTTATACATGCTTCCGCCGTCCGCTTCTGACAGCGCAGGAAGATTTGCAAATGTTACTGTTCCCATTGGTCTTAATGCACCCGAAAATGATTCGGAAATCCGTCTTGCCTGCTCGTAATAGTATTTTGCGCTATCCGTATCTGCTACAGCATAGTTTTGTGCCGTATTTGCACTTGCCGCCGCATTGGAAGCGTACTGCTGTGCCGCATTGGAATTTGAAACTGCGATGGTTGCGCTATTTGCCGCGCTATTTGCCTTTTCATTGGCTAAATTTGCACTTCCCGCGGCATTATCGGCACTTGTTTTAGCTGTTGCCGCGTTTGCCGCCGCTTCTTCTGCTTTCGTACTTGCCGTATCTGCGCTTGTTGCCGCCGCCGATTGGCTCTGTGCCGACTGTTGGCTATAATACTTTGCATTGTCCGTATCTTCGCCTGTGCGGCTGTTTGTGCCGCCAGTAGCATAACTCTGTGATTTTGTAGCACTCGCCGCCGCATTGGATTCACTGGTTGCCGCCGCTGTTTCACTTGCCTTTGCATTGCTTTCAGATTTTGCCGCCGCCGACTGGCTTGCCTGTGCTTTTGCAACTTCAACTTTAATATCCGCAAGATAATTAGGCTGTAAATGCTTTTCCTGTATGCTCGCTTCTTTTACGATTGCAGACACTTTACCGGTGCTGTCAATTGAAAATGCCACCGTGTCACTGTCCAAAAACTCATACTGCGTAATCAATGCTGACAGGTCTATATACTGCTTTGTGCCGTCAATAAGCGTTAAAATAATCTGCTGTGTTTCGGCATTGTATGAAAAATTTACCGCGATTTTTTCCATCTGCGTGTCAATCGTTATTTTTGAGCCATTTTTTTTAGTAATAGTAATAATGCCTGTCTTTTCTTCAAATGTAACGTCCTGCACCAGTGTTGAAACTTCTTCCTTAGTCGCTTTGGTAGTGTCCAGTGTAATTACCCTATTGTCAATTTCATCTGTAGCTACATCTATTTTATTCAGATTACTTTCATTCAGCGGTGTTTCATCACTCGGATAATTTTCCCAATTTATACGACCATACGTTTTATTCATGCCTGCTCCTTTCTATCCTTCTATGTCGCCCCACGGAGTTGTCCAGCTTCCGCCCAAATTAATGCTTCCGTCATTGCAATCAATAGAAATGCTTCGTTCTCCGTCATCAGATTGCATATACAACAATCCCGGATATGCGTGAAAGTTTGCCCCGGCACTTCTACTAATAAGCAATTCGTCCGGTTTTAAAAGTGCCTGTGCATTTTCTCCTAAAACATACCGCAAATATCCGTCAAATATCTGCCATTCTCCGATTAGTCCGGATAACGCTTCCATACTGCCGTCCAAACCGATTTTAAAATTCTGATTAGCCGTCACAGCGCCGTTCAGATTGATTTTGTTTGCTTCAATCGAAACGTTTTCGGCAGATTGGTTAATTTTTGAAATAATTTCATCGCCATTTACTTTTTTTGATACTTCTGTATTAATGCTATCTGCCGTCTGCCTTATTGCACTATTCATCTGTTCTGTAGTGCTGTAGCTTTGCAGTTTTCGGGTTACCTCTGCCGAAATTCCCTCTGCTGTAGCATTGATTTGGGTATTCATTTCCGTTGTTGTGCTGTAATCCTTTAACTTATCTGCTGTGTCCTGTTTTGCATTACTTTCAGCCGTTTCAGCGGCAGATTCAGCATATTGTTTAGTTTCCGTTACCTGTTTTGATAACTCTGCCGTAAATCCGTCTGCCGTCTGTTTTATAGAACTTTCCAACTCCGTTTTTGTGTTTGTAGCGTTTTCTTTTGTTTCGTAGTTTTTGCTTACTTCTGATGTAATTGATTCCGCAGTCTGTGTAATTTTCGTCGATAAATTGCCCTCGGCTTCGTTTGCCCGCTTTACTTCCGTTGCAATTGATTCTGCGTTTTGCTGTATACTACTGGATAAGTTGTTTACTGAATCGGATACCTCGCTTCGGATACTGTTTGCAGTCTGCTCAATACTGCTTGACAAGCCGTCAGCCGTGTTTTTAACTTCTGTTCTTATATCCGTTGCAGTCTGCTTAATTTCAGAACTTAATCCGCTTTCAACGTCCGTAATCTTACTGTTTGTTTCTTCGATTGTCCGTGTCAGTACATTGGTCTTTCCTTTAAGCTGTATAATGCTTTTATGCACGCTATTTACCTGTGTAGAACGGTATTCTTCACCCGTTGCTTCATAGTTGTCCCTAAGTGCCTGTACGCCCTTTAGTGTACGTTTTAACACGTAGCTTTCAATGATTTCATATTTTGTTGGCAGACGAACCGCGTCACCTACTTCAATACATGGGTTTCCTTTGCAGTCCGCAGAAAACGGTCTGTAAATAATTCCCCGGATTTTTCCGTAAATGTTATTTGCGATTCCCGTCAGTTCTTCACTGCCTTTGCCGTAAACAAGAAAATTATCCTGTATAACATAGGCATTTGTGCCGCTTCCGACAATTACTCCGATATCGTCTTCTTCTTTCCGGATTTGCAGTTTATCAATAGTTTTCACGAGGAAATCTTCGTATTGCGCCGATATATACAGACTTTTGCTTATTCTCGTGCTTTTCGGTTCACGCGGGTACAAATCATCTGCCGGATACAGGTTGTTTCTTGGATATAATCCCTGTATTTCTTGCTCAAGGTAGATGTAATGGAATCTGCCGTCACGTCCAATATGACCGAAACAGCCGTTAATTTCACAAATACAATTCAGCACAGTTGCACCGCTTAATTCTTCCGGCTCAACCGTCTTTTCGACTTTCATATCATCATTTACAAGCTGTGCGTCCGCCTGCTCAATCCCAAAATACCCAAAAAAGCTATCCCGAAAAGCTTTCATTGTTGTAACGCTGCCTTTATCCGGGAGCAAAGTATTGTACCACTCCGCCACATCTGCGTTTATCACGTCATACAGACTGTCATAAGCCACAATATCACGCTTTGTTCTATCTGCCGTTGGTGTGTCAGAGTATACTTTATATCTGCCAATTTGAAACGGATTTGCAGTGTTATTATCAATTACCGTTTTAACCGTTATCATTTTGTCTTTCATCGGCAAAAAAATGTTTGATACAGTAAATTTAAGCACCGCCGCTTCACAGCTTCCGATTGTCAATTCAGATTCCGAACAAATGCTTTCTGTCAATTCAAACTGCTCTTGATGTAGTTCAACATTTGTAATTTTTGTCGTTTTGTCGTCCGTTTCAATCGTCAACTGCTTATCTATACTATCTTTTTTAAATAATTCTGCGTATTGATAATTAACCACCGTAAACACCTCCAATAAAAGCAAGCCTGATTGAATCGTATCGAATTACATTTCCGTACGTGCCGTAAATTGTAGGCTGAAAATCAGCCATATAGCCATACTGCGTAACATAATCATCATATTCCGGGATATAAGCCGTAATATAACAGCCACGCTCCTGCGGATTTGTAAAATTGTTGCGAATATTGCTCATCAGCACTTCAAATGTTTCATTTGTAAGCATTGCCTTGGTTTCAAATTCAACTTTTAATGCCTTTAATTCAACAGCGTTTCTATGCTCGTATCCGTTGGCGTCCGTGTAATCGTCAATGTCCTGCATATTTGCATATGCGCTGTAGGAATCTGCCTTGATTAATCCGCCCGGTATCGTATAATCTCCAATTTTAATTAAAAAGCCGTTGTACGCCATGCCTGCACCTCACATTTTTAAAAATTGGTAACAAAAAAGCACATACCGGTATTCGATATGTGCTAAAGAAATGGCAAAAGGCGAAACCTACATAAAATAGATTCCGCCGCAAAGCAAGTTGTCAGTATTATAATAGATTAATTATCATCTATTGTACATGCATTAATAATCAAATGCTGGTTTGCCAGTTCTTTTAAAATATTCTCTTGCGTATTTTCTTGCACTGCTTCCGATGTCGTTTTGGCTTATACTTAAGTCCTTGTTGAGTATTCCTTGTAACAACTGGTTCTGCTGTCTAAGCAGTGCTATCTCTCGCTGTGACGTATCGTAAATGGAATCTTTAATACCCGTAATTTCTGCGCCGCCCGCTACTGCCGACTTGCCGCCGACCGTTCCGGCAATTTCCGGTATTCCGTTTTCACCCGCCATGACAATGCTATATTTTTGTGGAAGATAACCGCCGTCCGCATACCCTTTAATACGAATTTTAGCAAATCCACTTTTCAATGGGTCGCCTGCGCTATAATTATCATCGCTTTCCAGTTCCATTTTGTAACTATTTTGAATAGCATTGGTTAATGCGTCATGGACTTTCCATGCTTTACTGCTTATCGTATCCGCTAAGTTGTTCATGAGGTCAGCACCAACATCTGAACCGATTTCTCCTGCGTTTACTGCGTCTATAATTGACAGGAAAGCAACTGCCGTTGTGTTCGGTACACCGTCAATATTTTTCTTATACGTATCAACAAGGTTTTCACCCGCTTTTGAGCCGGTATCAAGTGCCTTTGAAATAGCCGTTTGTTGAATATTGTCGAATATTGCGCTATTGTATCCCGGCAATCCGCTTGTTGTGGTCGTAAATCCGTTATACAGCTTTGTACCGCCGTCTGTTCCTACAACACCCAATCTGCCAAAGGTTTCACTTGCCTTGTTGTAAAAATTTGAAATATCTTCTGTAGATTCGCCTGACTTTTCCGCTACATTTTTTTCAATGTCATACATTGACTGTTGCACGGATTCTCTTATTTGCTCATTGTTTTGTTGCATTGTATCCCGCAAATTATCAGAACTGTCCGCAGTGTCGTTCTGCTGTTGTGTAAGCTTGTTGTATTCATTTCTGCATACTGCCGCTTCTGTTGCGGCGTCATCTATTGCATTTGTAGCCTTTGCATAACTATTTTCTAATATTACGCTGTTATTTGTTAATTCGTGAACTTCTTTGCGATTAAGTCCCAATTCATTACGCAAATCTTCTGATGTCTTTTTGAAGCCGTTAGTGCGTTCTTTTGTTTTATCAAGTATTTCCGTTAAAACATCAAATGCGTCACCTAATCCACTAATTTCATATGTTGAATTAAATGCCTGCCTAGACATTCCGGTGAGGTTTTTGACGTAATCGTAGATGATTTCATCTGCTTTATTAATTTTTTCATTGTTTTCTTTTAATTGGTTTCCGATGTCAAATTGTTGTTTGTACAAATCCTTTAATACATCTTGCATTGCCGCCGCTTTGGCATAAGCTTCAAGTGCAGAAATTGTATTGTAAACTTCATCTTTTTGTCCTTTAAATTCGCCAGTTACCGTATCAATCGAATCTGCCAATTCTGGACACTGTTCGACAATGTAATTTGCGTATGCAATAAGCATTTCTTTTTGCGAATCTGTTAAATTGTCAAAATTATCTGCCAATTCAAAGTATTTATCTGCAACGCTTTTAACGCCTACGTAGGTATCACCTACACTGTTAAGCTGGTCTTTAGATGACTGTATTGTTGAATTTAAGTTTTCCGCTGTCTGTTTTACTGTATCGCTTATATTTATAGATGAATCTTTTATCTCTTTTTCTGCTTTTGCCGCACCAATGCCGATTCCTGCGATAGCCGCAACCACACCTGTAATACCAACGATAGCCGCTGTCCACGGTGTAGATAAGCCAATCAGCTTTAAAGCCGCCGCCGCCACTCCTGCGCCTGCCGCCACTTTTGCCAACATACCGACTGTAAAATTAGCACCTTCCCCAATTTTTTCAAAAACAGTTGCAACTGTTAAAAACTCTGTTGCAATACCCGCAATTCCGATTGTGGCTTTTAACTTTGTTGACATTAAAGACGAAAGTGTTTTTGATAGTCCACCATAATCAATATTTCCTATTGATTTTTTAATTCCAGCCGTAAGTGCCTTTGAAATTCCTGCGTTTTGTGCAATTTCAACACCCATTTTTGCCGCAAGTGATTTTGCTATTGACTGTGAAATTGACGTTGCAATACCCTTTAAAATATTTTTAGCAATTTCCAGTTTGAAATATTTCTTTAAAAGCACTGCTCCAATTATGATTGCTACTGTTTTTAGTTCAACATCACCAATTAATGTTGCTATTCCCTCAAGCACTTTTGACCATTTGATATTTTTTATAGCTGTTTTGATTGTGTCATAAATGCCTTGAACCCATACATTAATAGCCTTTGCCAGCGATTTGAAATCAAATGTTGCAAAAAATTCATTTATACCTGTAGCAATAGATAATCCAAAATCATTCCAGTCAAATGTTTCCCCAAATGCCAATGCGGCATAAATAGCAGTATTTAACGCTCCTGCAATAGTTCTGCCGACAGCACCGAATAATTCCGGTGAAATAAGCCCGTTGAGGAAATCAGCAAGGCCTTTGCCAAAATTTCTAGCACCGGCATACACGCTGTCCCAGTCAATGCTATTCAGCGTATCTGTAAGCGTATTGCCTATATACTCGCCTAACTCGCGTAAATTTTTAATTTGACTTTTATAGTCTTTCCAAATGGTATCGACTTTCACAAGACCACCGCTTGCTCCGTCTGCACTTGCCGCTCCTGTACCGCTACCCTTTTTGCCATTTCCACCGCTTGAATCCGGTGTTGTAATCAGTTTTAATTCATCAAACTGTCTTACACCCTTATTCAGCTTTTCAACGTTTTTAGCGGCATTTCCGGTGCTTTCTGCTATATCATCGGCGCTGTCTGCGGCGTCCGACCAATCATCGGCAATGCCTTTGTTAGTAACTTCAAATTTCCAACCAAAAATTGCACCTAAGGCATTTGTTACCGTTTCAGCGAAATTAATAACCTGTGTCATTGTGAAATTTAATCCGCTTAAAAACGGCTTAAACGCATTAATCAACGATGTACCTATAATTCCTGCCAGTTCTTGAAATGATTGCTTTAAAATGACCGTTTGATTGTGCCATGTGTCGGCAGTTTTTGCAAAGTCGCCTTGTGCCGCCGCTGTATTTGCCATAACGTATCTGTATCGCAACATGGTTTTTTCAGCTTGCGTCATGGAACTGATATTAGCGTCAAGGCCATTTTTTAAAGCCCATTCTTTTAACGTTGCCTGTGTCAAATCAAGTCCATATTTTCTTAATGGCTCTGTTTCGCCTGTAAAAATCGCTTGAAGATTTCTTGCAACGTCTGACTGTTCTATATCGTAGAATGAAGCCATATCTGCCGTCAGCTTTGTCAATTCAACGGACATATCCGCCATTTTCTTTTGAGAAAAGCCCATAGCGACGCCCATGGCTTGAAAACGGCTTGAATACTGCTTTACTGACAGTTCTGACATACCAAAATCCCGTATAGATGTTTTTGCCATGTCGTCTACAAGGTTTTCATAATTTCCAAAAGTTGTACGTACAACATTTTCAACTTCCGTGAGTGATGAAGCTATATTAATCGAATCTCCCAGTTTATTTATTGCCCTGAAAACAAGCCAGTATGAAGCGTATAATTTACCAAATGCAGAAGCCAACGACCAACTGCTTTTGGTTGCCGAATTTGCAGAAGATGAAACGTTTAAAAAGTTTTTGCTTAATGACGTCGCCGCTCTGCCGCTTGAAGCCCCTGTGCGGCTTAAATTCGCAAGCGCATTAGTCATATCAATAAGATTTTGACTTACCTGTGGTGCTTTTGACAGTTCTTGCATAAGCTGTTTCATCGCGCTTGAAAGCTTCGGTATATTGTCAATAGCTTTTGCGGCACTGGCATATCCTAATTGCTTGATTCCTGTCACAAGTTCCGTAATCTGCTTTGTTGCTTCATTGGTTGCCTGCATGAAATTAAGGGACTTACTTAAGTAAGCCATTGCTGTAGAAGCCTTGTTTATTGCGGCAGTGTCAATGGTTGAAATCTTCTGAATACCTTTTGACAAACGCGTAAAATCTGCCGTGCTTACGCTTTTCATTCCCTGCATTGCATTTGTAATATTTTTTACACCACTTGCAAACCCCGCAAGATTGGCATTGTTGATAACTCCTAACGAACTTGATAAATTCTCTAAATTTTTAACAAGTTTATCAAGCGCATTGTTTGCCTGTGTTGCATTTGCTTGTATTTTAAGCTCTAAGCTGTCCAGTTCATTATCTGCCACGTCCTCACCACCTTTAGTGCAAAAATAAAGGTGGTAGCAATTCGCGTGCTACCACCTATGACGGACTTAATATGCCGCCCTCTTTTTCCAGTATTTTGATTCTTTGTTGCATTTCAAACATTGCAACATCTTCATTGCTTTCTTTTGATTTTGGCTTACTTTCTTCTTCAAGTAAAATTGAAACTGGTTTTTTGATGTACTCCGACCTTGCCTTTTTACCGTTTAAGCAACGGTCTATCGCATAAATAAGGGCAGATATTCCATATGTGCCGGCAAAGTGCCACATATCGCTATCCTGTTCTTTTCTTTTCAACTCATGTCCTTTTATACAGTATCCTAACTGTGCCGGTGTCATGTGCTTAAACTCATCTATGTGTATCCCGATTGAAAAGGCTGTCGGAAAATAGTCTTCCCAAATTATTTTATGCCAGTTAATTTCAGATTTTTTTATGCTGTCTGTGCTGTCGCTTCCGGTGCTGTCCCGTACATCTGCTGAATCATGTCGTTCAGCCCCGACAGGTCGAAAAAACCATCTGTTTCCATGCAATTTCTCAATTCGTCATACAGTTTTTTGTACGAAAGCTTATTTTCTTTCATATAATCCCTCATGACTGTTTTTGCTTCTTCATGTGAAAGTGGATTATTTTCTAATAAGCCGGCATAAAAAGCAGTAACGCAAATATCTGCTGTATCGCCAATCATATTTGCTGTGCCGTTGATAATATCCTTAGTAGTAGGATTCTGCATATCCTTTGATTCTTCGACAACGTAAGCACCGCTGAGGACCTTAAACATTTTCTGCACGATGTCTTTATACTCTGCCGCTTCAAAAGAAAACTCTAATTTATATTCGTTACTGTTTACTGTAATTGTTTTCATATTCATTACCTGTCCTTTTCGCTTTATATAGGACAGGGACGGCATTTCTACCGCCCTGCCATATTATTTACTAACTATCAAATTACTACGGCTGTTTTTGTATCCTCGTCAGTCGCAACAGCCTTATTTGTTTTTTCGGACTGACTTACGATTTTTTTGTTAATGTAATTGATGTCGGGTAACCGTTTTCATCTTCTGTTACCGCAACGTCATAGTCTTTATGAATCCAACGCGGCACTGTTGAAATAGCAATGTTGCAAGTACCTGTTAAATGGTCGTCTGTAGCTTCGTCCGGTGCGAATGATTCAGAGCCGATAAAACCACAAATACCCTCTTTACCTTTGCCGTCTGTGCCATAAAGAACAACAATGTCTAACTTTTCGTCTTCAATCTCAACTAAATTGTCAAGATATTCGCGTTCAAATGCACCGCTTACAGCCATTGAACCCGCCGCGCGTCTTCCGGGTTCTTGCGTTTCGACTAAATCTTCAAGCGTAGACGTATCAACCATGTTACGCTCACCTACCGGTGACGGAATACTTTTTGCTCTAATCAACAGGTTGTATGTACCAGCCCAGTAATCGCTTTCGTTGCTTTCTTTGGTCTTTTTCCTGTAAATAATTCTACTTTTTAAACCTGTAGCCATGTTTACCTCCTAAAAAATTGCATAAAAATAAGAGCCTTTCGGCTCTTTGTAAATTGCTATAAAATGTCATTCCACCCAAATTTGCGCTTTGCGCGAAAAGTTGCTGTCCACAGATTTCCCTCTTTTCGTACAAACGGCATGGGCTTTATCTTAAACAATCGTTTCTTGTACAAATCTGCTATAACATTGGATACTTGCAATGCTTCGCTTCTGCTTCGGTTTGTTGTTACTGTTACCTGTGCTGTAAAGTCTACAGTATTAATTCTGTCAGCTTCTAAATCGCTGTTTGTTTCAGTCGGTTCAACAGACTGTATTAATACCGTCGGAAACACCGGTGTATCGTTCGATTCTTCATCTGCTGTAATGCTAATATCAGGGTAATTGTCTTCAAGAATTGACAATGCCTTTTTCTTGATTGTCGAAAACACATTCATTTCTAAATCAAAAGCCCACTGATTATCAATCACTATTCAAACACCCTCTTTACAACATTTTTGTAGTCCTCAATTATCTTTTGTTCTGCTTTCAATACCGGCATAGTAGCTTTTACACCTCTTGTAAGCACAAGTTGGTTATTTTCATCGTAATAGCCCCAAACCTTTTTTTGTCCGTTGCCTTTGCCATAGGAACCGATTAAAAATCCAAATTCTTCTCCTTTGGGGTGTGGGCTTGCACCGGCGGCACCGTTATAATATACGCCTGCGCCAAACTCGATAAATAACAGTTCTTTTCCCTGTACAATCAGTTTTGCTTCTGCCGTACTACCATTGGAATTAAGTTCTACGTAAGCATTGTGTGACGTGTCAGAACCGCTTCTTATTTTGCCGTCAAACGTATACTGCGCTTCTGTCATATTGGTATCAACTACGGCAATGCCTACATTAGCAAGTTCTTTCACGAATTTTCTAAGTTTACGTTGAAATCCTAATTGATACTGCTGTACTCGTTTTATTGCGTTTTCTACGGATTTTTGGGACAATGTTATAACTATTGGTCTTGTAGCCATGTGCTTACCTCACGTTTTTCTGTAAAAGAAATAAATCTGCCGTTAATCCCTCATCAGCGACACCCTTAACGATATAATCGCAACTGGTTTCATCAATGATTGTTTTATCCTTATCTTTGTACCTCACTTCCGACTTTTTCCAAACAAGCGAGCCAACATCTAACGGCAATTTGCCTTTGTCTTCCACAATTTGAACAAAATTCGTAGAATTATCTACACCAAATTCCTTTATCAGTGCTTCGCTTAATTTATTGCTTATTGAAGAATAAAAAACCACAGGCTTTTTATAACCTGTGGTATACTCTCCTGTTTCAACAGGGACCTCTTCACCGTCAACAATGATGTATTTTATTGAGCCGTCTTTATTCAGTTGGTATACCGGTGTTCTGCCGTCTTTAAGCGCGTAAATCATCTTTTGTTTATTAATGTCCAACATATCAATCTACGTTCTTTCCGAACCGTTTCCACAGTTCTGAAAGCTTCTCCCAGCCATACATAGCAACAAAAGCAACAACAAAGCCTGCCATAATTGCGGCTAAAACCATGTACCACAGGATAGTCATGTGTAAATACTGCATATATGCTACAAATGCCGCTACTGTAATGCCGATTGATAACACAAGTACCAATCCGTCAGTTGGAATCTTCGCAAAAACACCTACTCCTTTGATAACCTGTGTAATCACCGACACAATAAACGCGATTGCGCCGATTACCGCTAAAATAATCATGATGTTTGACGTCAATGTTTCTAAAATATTCATATTACATCTCCTTTTCGCCATTCAGACGTTCTTCAATAGTGTTTAGTCTGTAATGTGCCGATTTCACGCTTTCTTCAACTTTGATAATTCGTGTATCGTGAGAATTAATCTCTTTTCTCATTTCTGACACTTCATTTTTTATTTCAGTTGTATTGCTTGAAATGGCGTCAAGTTTCATATTGATACGTGTATTCTCTTTTACGCGTTCTTCAATGTCTTTTGTGTCTGTGTGTTTGTTGTTTTTCAAACCAAACCAAAGACTAAAAAATCCAAAAAAGACGGAAAAAGCAACCGATATGATACTTATAATTATTGCAACTGGCATAATATACCGCCTTTCATTTTTTTTGTGGCACACCGCCCACCACCCTTACTGTGTGCCGCCTGCTACGTTTCCCCGGTGCTGGTAAAACGTAACGCACAATCTTCTATAATGCTTTTACAAACGGATATACCCCTACAAACAGGCTATCACGGTCTTTCCAGCTACGGCTTACACCGTTTTCACTGTAGCTTGCCATGTAGTTTTCTCCTGCCTGTGACCGGTCATATACCACAAGATTGACAATTACACTTTCATAGCATTTCAAGTCATTGTCAATCTGTTCCTGCGTATAACTTTGCGGATAACACCGTTTTGCAATTACATCTTTCGTTGCCTGTTTTATGAGCTGTTCAAGAAGCAAGTTGTCTTCTTTGCTGTCAAACACAACAACATCAGATTCAGTGTTATCCTCATTTTCAACCGTTTCAATATGAAATTGTTTGAGCCGGATTTTTACCTGCTCTAATGTTGTGTATTCTTCCATGCTGTTCTCCTGCTTATAATCCTAACTTCTCAATCAAGATTGCTTTAAGGTCAACTCCGCTCATTTCCGCCGCATTTTCAATGCCGTTCTGTGCCGCTAAACTCTGCAATTCCGCTGTCGGCATACGGTTGATTTCAGTCTTGGTATATCCGGTAGGCTTGTTTCCCGGAACAGTGTCCGGGACTTCTTCGCCTGCCGCATACCATTTCCCGTTTTTAATAACGATATATGGATATTTCATATGCTACCTCCGATTAATCATGATGAACCTCAAGTACGAATGTGCTATCCATATTTTCGTAAGACGGCAATACTACCTCAGAAGCAAACACTGACATTTTCATTGGCGGACCATACTCAACCTTTGTAGCGACCGTAATTCCTGTTCCATATGTCGTTACGTCAACATCAGTGACCTGTCTTGCAGTTCTTTCTTCCGGTGTCGTTCCGAACCACGTGTTACCCAGTTTTCCGTCCGGCAACAGTGTTACTTTGTTGTCCGGGTAAAAATAGTGTTCATTTTCAGCTTCGTCCATGTACATTTTGTCATACAGGACGATTGTAAGCTTTGTGCGTTTCTGAACAACTGAAATTACTGTGTCGTCATCAACCTCAATCGTTGCCGTAAGATTCTGTGCAAGGATTGAATTTCTAATCTGTGCATTTTCAAGCAAATACTGGAATGTATTGGTGTTCATAAGTACGTATTTAGCAATCTTGCCTTTCTTCTGTAACTTTTTTCGAGCATTATTAAGGTCTGTAAGCGGCTTAGAGTTTACTGTATCGCTCCACATACTGGTATCCTCAAGCTTTGCGTAATGTTCTTTTGCATACGAACCGTCTTTGTCGTAATCATATGCATACTGCACACCGTCACTTTCAATAGTGATAACCGGGTGTCCTGCTTCTGTAGCAAGAAGTGACATTCTCATACGTTCCGGCACGACTTCTGCCCCGCTCACGAGGTTGTTAGTATCGTCATATACACTTAATAAGGCGCTTTCAAGATACGGGTCATCTGTAGAACTAACACGTGCGATTTCAAGCAGTTCTTCTTCGCCGACTTCCATGCCTTGACGAAAAAATGCCATTTGTGTTTTTTCTTTACTTAACCCCTTTCTTGCTCTAAGTGTCGGGATTGTGTCAAAATTTGACGGTGCAAGTGATACCGGAAGTCCTTTATGCGTCTTAATCCAGCTTAAATCAAGCCCCTGTTTCTTTCTTTCCGGAAACCAATTTAATCCGAGATATGGGATTTGATTGCTTGCTTCTTCTGTTGTTGTAAGTGCAATAGACTTACTGTTTAACACTTCATTAATTAACATCTATATACCTCCCAAATTATTCAAATACAATCATTGGAAGCGCTGTAGAAACGCCCGCGTCATATGTAGTGCCGGAATGCTTTTCAGCCACGCTTTTATTGATATATGCTTTCTTCAAAAGCACACCCTGTGGCCTGTCTTCTGTGACGTCATATCTCAGAATACCTACGACCGTTGCCGTGTTGTCTACCTTTCCGTTTTTTCCAATTGGTGTACCGGCTTTTACAATCTTTCTGCCGTCAGCCGTCTTTTCAATAACATCTGTAAAATCAAGTGTCATTGGAATTGCTTCGTTAGGCAGTCTTTTTAAAATCTGAACGTTTCCAGCATATGAAATCTGTTCATACTGCATATTTGACATTTAATTACCTCCTAAATAATGTGACAAAACATCATTGTTGCTTTGACTTTTTGGATTGCTTGAGATAAGACTTGCGGCTATTTTTTCTGCTTCTGTCTTCTCTAAATCTTGGTTACTACCGCCGCCGCCCGGATTCGGTGTACCTTTGGCAATTTCCTGTTCCTTTGCCTGTGCGGAAGCGGTTTCTTTCTCTGAAATAATCTGTCCGAGAACAGTTGTGTCAAAGCTTCCGTCCTCTTTTACAACCGTCTTTGCCTGCTCTGCCGTGATTTTAAAATCCGTCATAGCTTTTTCACGCAAATCTCTAATTGCATTGCTTTTTTGTAACTCCGCAATCTGATTGTTTGCCGTTTCCAGTGCTTTGTTGGCTTTTTCAAGCTCTGTAAGGTTTCCGGCTTCTATTTCATCAATTTTTGATTGAAGTTCGTCTGCCTTGTCAGCTTTCGCTTTATACTCTGCCGCTTTATCTTTTTCTTTCTTTGTTTCACCGTTTAACTGATTCAGATAATTACTCACCTGCTCATCGGTCGGTTCTGAAATTCCGATTGAAATAAGATTCTGTTTTGCCTGTTCTCTTGTCATCGTTTATTCCTCCTAAAATCACGTTTTTTTACACGGTTCTCTCCGCTCGATTGTTTCTGCCATTTGTCGCATGACTGCAAATTTATAAAATAAAAGCAGTTACCGATTATTGCTCGATAACTGCTTTATTTTGCTGATTATTAAGTTGATTAACTATTTCCTGTGCTTTAGTTTCCTGTTCTTCCATATTTTCAACAGTCTTATATAAGACATCAAGGTATGGCTTTGAAAGAACAAATGTTTTTTCTGAATCTCCCCAAAGCCCCACCGTTTTAATTGCCACAAGTGGATGTATGCCAGATTGAAGCAATACTGTAAGTGTTTGTGCTTTAGTGTACATATTATCCTGTGGGCTATGATTAATTTGCACTTCAAAATCCCGCATTTTTATGCCTAAATCACGGTCCTTAATCCGTATAATATTTAACACAACCTTTGCAAGCCGCTTTTCCGCTGCTTTTACAATCGGGTCTTTAAGCTTTGCCCTTGTTTTCGAGAAATCCCAACCATTTCTTAATTCCACCGCACCTTGCGTATCTCCGCCTGTGTTTCCCTGTTTGTTTGGAATCGCAAGAATTGACAATGTATTGTCCCACAAGTCGTCTTTGGCAACTTGACACTGCGTTTGGTTTAATTCCTGCGTCATAATTTCCACGTCTGACTTGTTATCTTTATTAATAGACTTAACAACGAGTGCATGGTTCATTTTCATCTTTTGGAAAGTTTCATCATCAATTTCACAGTTGATAAATTTTACCCAGTATTCAACGAACTGCTGCACCGAATCCATTCGATTTGACTGCATGGTATTTATTGAATCTAACAGGCTGATAACCAATTCAATATCCGAAATCCTTTCGTGATTATTCGGATATTCCACAATCGGGATACTGCCAAACGCGTGCAATCTGCTTTCAATAACTTTGCTGTCTTGAATTTTAAATGTCATTGAATCTGTATAACACAGCTTATAAAAGTTGTTATTTTCGTCTTTTAACTCCTGTACAGCAAGCACCGGTTCTTCTGTAGCTTTATTGTAAATAACAAAGGTGTTCATTGGGCTTGGCGCTATAATCCGAAACGGTATGTCGCCGTCAACAATCTGTATTGCCTTAAAAGATGTGCCGGTTGCTGACTGCCACTCTCCTGCCTTAATATCTTTTTCCTGTTTGTTAGCATCAGACATATAATCGTTCAGCGTATCAACTGCTTTATTAACTTTTTCATCGTCTTTTCGGCTAACGTACTGTATCGGTTCACCATATGTTTGTCCAACCTTAAATTGAACCAGTTCATATGCGTGATTTTCGCAAACTTTATTGTTTACGTCTTCATTTTGCATTTTTATTCTGTATAATACCGGCTGGTCGCCTTTATAATAGTGCCACAAATACCGGATAATGGGCTTGTTATAGTTAAATACACCAATGCAATCTCCAACGATTTTAACAACGTTATCTGCTGTTATTTTTTCAACATTGGTATATGCAATTTTGCGTCCATAACAACCTCTTACAAGTTCGTGGAAATATACATCATTTAACATATTTAATACTCCTAGTAAAGTCTGACTCCGCTTGACGAGCGTGTATCCGGGATTTCTTTGGTTTCATTTTTATCATCATCATTCGGATAATACCAAATCCACTTACGGCAATGCTTGCAAGCCAATTTATGTAAATTGGGGTCATCTTTATCGGCATACGTCAATAATTTGCCACAATTCGGACACATTACAGCCTTATTTTTTTTAGTGTAAAACCTCATATTCAACCTCTTTTGGCATGAAAAAAGCACCACCACATTTCTGTAGCAGTGCTTTCCTCGGAACTTTTACTTTTATTTGACATTATAATAATAACACAGCATTAATATGACATTCAATGACACGACAAGTATTCTTTTCCATATTTTTCTTCAAATTTTTTGAGTGCCGTTCCGTGCAATCGGATTGTCTGCCGCCATGACTTGTCAATTTCGACCGCAATATCTTCAAACCGTTTTTTTGCTATGTATTTTAAAAATAAAATATTATATAGGTTTTCGTCCTCTATACTTTCAATTTGATTAATAATTTTTTCTTTTGTATCTACGTAGTTGTCAATCATGCCGTTAATTTTTTCTTCCATTTCTTCAATCTTAGCATATGCACAGCCCGTTTTGTCCGGGTCACTAGAAGACATAACGCGCTCATCTGTTCCCACGGCTTTAATACTGTATGCCATTTCTTTCATTTGTGAAAGTTCAATCATTTTATTGTTAATCATTTTGTTTAATTTTCCAATTTGCTGTAAATATTCCTTTGTCGTCATAAATCAATACCTCCTGCGGAATGGATTAATAGCGGCTTCAATTTTCGCCGTCTTATTTGATTGCGTGATTCTTAATGCAAAATTTGAAAAAACATCGGGTACATCATCTAACTGCTTTTTGCCCGAAACTGAATACTGCTTTAAAAGTCCAACCATGACACCGTATGGTTCTTTTGGACTGTACAACTGCGAGTCTTTAAAAATAACGTGCTGTAATATCCAGTTTGAGCACTGGAAAATTCGTGCTTCTTTATTCGTTTCTGTCGGCATGTCGGTAATATTGCAAACCCAGCCTTTACTAAGTACGCGCTTATTGACTTCCATTGCTACTCTATCACCGCCCGCGTTTCGCTCAAATTCGCATTCTTGAACTTTATTATTCGCAATTACATTTGCCGCGTTTTCATATTGCATTTCATAGTCTGCCGTGTTATCGCACACACAATCAACACAGTAATAATCCTCACCGTACTTTTGAAGTATTGGCATGACAAAGTAGTCTGTTCCTTTTCCTTTTGTATCGCATTGTGCCGTAATTATTTCCGGTTCTCCATGCGGAAGATTAAGGTATCTTCTTATTTTGTCGTCCGGGAACAGCAAGCCCTCACGTTCAATCGGCTCTTGCTTGTACAGACAGCGATATGATATATCGTCCATTAATAACTGCTGGTCTTCAAAAAATTCTTTAGTAAATCCGCTAAACTCATAGTCAAAGTTACTTTCTCCAGTTTCCGGGTCAATGTCCGGGACTGCAATAACTTTTACCCGTGGATTCCCTGCATACATATTTTGAATACGTCCTATCACATCTCTAACACTCCAACGCGTGGCAATGTGAATTTCTTTGCAGTTATGACCGTCCGTATCCTGTATTTTACGTTGCCTTGCGTCTACTGCGTATTTGTTCCACAACTTATCAAGAATCGTTGGATTTAAGGCTTCCTCGACCCCCCCAATCAAGTCGTCGACCAACAAATATTTTGAACTTCTAACCTTTCCGCTATTCTTGCTACCTACCGACGTACACTGCACGGACGGAAACGGTTTGTATTTGCCTATATTGAATTGTTCAAGTTTTGCATTTGTGCTTGTTACGTGTAAATTCGGAAATATTTCACTCCACGTATATTCGTCTGAATTTGTAACAATATCATACACACCGTCAAAATACATTCGCGTTATATCGCCGCTGTGCGAATAAAACAAGCTAAAGTCTTTTGGATACCAGCCAGCCACAAGTGCGTTAAACATTTTTTCGACTGTTGTTTTTCCGGCTCCGGGAATTAACGACACACACAAAATATCGTACTTATCGTCAATCATGCCTTGTAAAGCCTGTGTAAGCCCTATTTTAAGGAATTGTTTGCGCCGTGGCATATAAAACCGCTCTTTTGGTTCTCGCTTCTTTTCAAGGTACATAAAGCCGCTGTCAACGATTTTGTTTTGTGCTTCCGCAAGTAATACGCTATAGTATTTATCCAGTATGTCGTACTGGACTTTATTTTTAAATGCAAACTTTTCTAAATCCCATGCCGTGCCGCCTGTGGAATCAAAAATGAATTTTTCTGCCAATTGTTTTGCTCTTGCAGAAATCTTTAATCCATATTCAATGTCTTTTTCTGTTTGTAACGCAACTTGGGCAGCTTCTATATATGCGTTTACTACCGATTCATTAATACCATTACTTTCAATATATTTTTCATACTGACTTACTACTGAAATAAGGCTTGAACTTGCCAAAGAAAAGCACCTCTACTTTCCAAAAAAAGCAAAGGCACTTTCAGACCTCTGCCAATAATTTTTGTTGGTTAGCGACTGACCCTATTTGTCAGCCGGTAATTTGATTATTTTGTTGTCATTACTGTTCCGTCCGAATTCAATCTCGGTGTTATCCCACCCATTCCCCCCTTAGTTAATCTTTGAGAATAAATCCAATAGTGGACACCTGTATCTTTGTCAACAAATTCATAAATGCTCGGATTGCGAATTTCTGTTATGCTTGCATTATCAGTAGTTTCAATTTCAGATACACTGCAACCAACCAATGCCGTGCAGAGTAAAAAGCACATAACTAATCCGCAAAGTTTCTTTTTTTCATGAACATCACCCTTTCAAAAAGTTTAATATAAAAATACAAATAAACATTAAGGCAAACACAATGATTGCTGTCATTTTTACACCAAATAAAAATTCTAAAATAATTCTAAGACCAGCGATTAAAACTGAAATAATTAATGCAAATATAAACATATCAAGTGTTTTATTAAGAGTTTTAAGAACTTTTTTTATCGTTATTCTTGTCATTGTAATACACCTTAAACCCTTTCAATTTATATTCGGACACGGATTTTCTCAAATCTTCAATGCTGCCGTATTTTTCATTCAGCATAATAGCAGTGCTCCCCTTTTCAGCCGCATAAATGCCGCATGGTATAGCTTTGCTTGCTATTTTAAGGAACTGCTTGTACTCTTTGCGTGACATTCCATATACATTGCCTTTAATCTCTACTCTCATGCACACTCTCCTAATCCTTAAATAGCCCGTCAGGAAATTTCCCGCCTGTAATTAATATGCCTACGTATTTGTGAAATGTCGGATAACTCATGCCGGCTATTTCCGTTGCTTTTGTTATCGTTACCTCGCCGCTTGCCCATTTATTATAGGCTTCAATAAACTTATCCTTATCTACTGCATGAACACCTTTTGCCATACTGCACCTCTTTTTTATTTTTAATTTTTTTAAAAAAATGGAAAAGGGCGGAATCGAACCGCCAATGTTTACCACACGGGAACAGATTTACAGTCTGCCGCAACACCGCCAATCGTTGCCGCTTTTCCAAAAAACAAACATGATTAAGACTTCTCTTTATTCATCATACCCGCAGTCACATTCAGTCACCGTGACGATAAGTCCGAGCTTCCGGGTGCGACCCTTGGCTTCTTACCGCTTGGCTATAGGGCATTGTTTTGCGGGTATTCCCAACTCTATTTCCCGCACACCTCATTGTACTATCCTTTGTAGCCATTCTTACAGCATTGTTTGACAAGGTGTTTGTTTTGCTTTAAATGTCTTTGCTATCCCGATGTAGCGACCTTTCGGATTCAAAACCGTTCGGGTAACGATTTCTAAGCTTTGCTTTGTTCATTTCAGCAATGGTATCTAAGTCATATCCAATGCCTTTTGCGGCTACGGCTAAATACCAAAGGCAATCGCCCAGTTCTTTTGCCATGTGGTCTTTATCAAGCGTATGACCTTGAAAAAGCATTTTCTTTACCATGTCAATCACTTCTCCAGCTTCGCCATTTAAGCCCATTACTCCGTTAAGCAAAAGATTATCTTCGTGTGCTGTGGCTGTTCTACTTGCTGTACGCATTGCTTCTGTCTGATACTCGTTTAATGTCATTGATACACCTCTTTTTGTTTTTGAGATTATTTTTGGGACTTAGTCGGGCTGGCTGGCTGTTTTTATTCAACCCCCACCCCCTAACAGAATCACCGTTGTAGGCGATTATCTGCCGTTATTTAATTGTTTGATTATTTGCTGTTTTGTTTGCCGTTTCTGACTATTTGTTTTATACATTTCGCTAAACTCATGTTTAGCGAAGTTCTAAGCATATCGAAATAGCTTGAACACCAGCAAATACGGCACTTTTAAATTGTGTCTGAATTGTTTAACGTTTCGCACGCTTCTAACCGTGGAAGTTGTGCGCCGTTTTCGTCCAATTCCGTTCCCAATTTTGGGAGGTCTGCCGCTGTCAATGCTGTCTTGCCGAACGTTTCCCGGCTTACTCCTGGCAGATTCCAACCGAAGCGCCTATTTAATATAGGCAAGTACTTCATTGGATTGTTTCGTCTGTCTTTCATCAGAGCTGTCAAACTTTCCTCAGAAAATAATTTCAATTTTTTAAAAATGTCACTCCCTTTTGAACTTAATTCTTTTGTATATTCCCCCTCTTTTAATCTGCTTACAGTTAAATTACTAATAACATTACCCTCTAAGTCCTTATACACAACAACTCTTTTATTGTTATTGTTTAAATTATATATAGCATTTAAAGATATACCCGAAAATAAATGAAAACCAATAACACTAATCTCTTGATTATGTATAAAACATTCATAAGCGTATATATCTAATATATAATCTACAGCTTCTAAGTTATAAGCATTATTTATATTTTTAGGCATTGCTAAAATACTTGGATTAGCCTTAAAAGTATTTTGGCAAATATATGTAAGTGCTGCATTCCACATGGCCGGATAGATGTCGTACTGGTCTTTAATATTGTTTTCAGTGCAGAACTCTTTTAAATACTCCTCAAAATCATTTTTGATTGATTCTAATGAGCTTGGCTCTGCTCCTGCTAATTTCTCCAATTCTGTACACCTCCCAACTTTTAAATTTTAAAATAAAAAAAATACCTACAAACTGCATTGTTCAACCCAATTTTTATTTGGGTTTCTTTGGTCGCTGGAATGAATCCGCGGCTCGCGTTTGTAGGTATTAAAAAATAATTACTATTCAATTTTCATTTTTGCATTTCTGCAACCTGTGCTTACACAATACACTAAAATAATTATACTGTCAATAGCTTTTTTGAATATATTTTAAATAAATCCGCGCGTATTATATTATATATATAAACTAAATTAATTCCCTAATTACTTAAAAAATAAAAAATACAGTGTATTTTATTTAAAAATATATCTTCTTTATTTCTCTTTTTATTCTATCTTTCTTTTTATTTTCTCTTTTGCTTCTTTTCTCTTTTGTTTTTCTTTCGTTCTTTTTTTCTCTTTTTTCTTCTGCGGATAGGGTATCTATAGGGTATCGCTCGAGTAGCGAAATTATTTATAAATTTTATTAAATTTTTATTAAATTATATATTTAGCGGGATAACATTGACTTATTCAATATATAGTTATATAATAATTAATTAAGGCATAAAAACGGCCGGGAACGGGGAAACTCCGAAGAATAAAAAAGAAGCAAAAAGAGAACCGCCGAGGGGGGCGTGGTTCTCTTTTTTTTACGTGCTATATTAAATTGTTAAGCGGTTCGTGTTCCGCTCTGTAAGTATTATATAGCTTAATTTTTTAAACGGCAACTATTTTATTAATCATAGCCGTTTTCCGCTTCCACGTTCGCCTGTCTGCGTGCGACCTCTTGCAATCGCTTTTGCTCGTTTTCCTGCTGAATTTGGTGTAGCCAATTATTTAATTCTGCGACATCTTCCGGTGGGTCTGCTTTTGGCTGTGCCTGCTCCGGCTGTTCTTCTTTTACGGTTTCCGGCTGTACCGCCTGCGGTGCTTCTGCTTCTAACTTTTCCAGCTCCGCCAATACAATGCTATTTAAAAAACCATTTACAGTATAGCCTAGTGCTTGTATACGGTCTTTTGTGCCTTTGGGAAGCGTTACGCTTGCGCGGTCATAATCCTGTTTTATTTTTTCGTTCTGCCGCTTTATCCTTTGTTTGTACTTTTCTAACATTTCAATATTATCCATATTATCCGCCTTTCATTAATGTAATGCTATTAGATATAATAATACATATTGCAATAAAAGTCAATTTTTTTGTGTTAAATTAAATATTATTTTAATTTTATTGCATTTATGTATTGCATTTATGTAATTAATGTGATATTATAACATTGTCGAAAGGCAAGAAAACAAAAAAGGCGGTTGCCACCAATCAAAAAAGAAAGGTGAGCCGATTATATCACAATCGGCGAAATGGTACAAAATCATGAAATTTAAAGTTGTAGGCAATATAATTGTGAGCGGAACTCTAAACACAAATGTTTTCAAAATAGTCGAAAAAATTCCGTCCGGGTTTTATGTGTGGAACATTGGCGAGAATATGGGAAGTGATGAATACATTCCGCTTTGTCAAGATTTATATCCAGAAATCAAAGATGATTACTCTATTAATTGCGATACTTTAAGAGCTATTAAGTTACCAAAAGAAGAAGTTGAGCTATTAAGAGAAGCCGCAGGATGGGGAGTTAATAGCTTAGAGACGGCAAGAAAGGCATTAAAGAGCCGCCGTCGTGGTTGTATAGCTGAAAAGAAGAGAGAAAACGCGCGCAAAACAATAGATATTTTTAAAAAAATTAGCGAGTAAGTAAGGAGGATTAAAAATGAAAAGATATCGAGACAAAAATGGCAAACTCATTAAAAGGCTTTCCGAAATTGAAAAATTGACCGCCGCCGAAGCGGCGACATATTACCGCGTTGGCGGTATATATTACAGTTTCGTGGATTTCCGCGAATATGTATATACCGCTACAAGCGATGGACTGGCAGAGTTTCGGAGCTTCGACGGGTACACTATGTTTATCCCCGTTGCCGCCCTCGGCACATTCCTGCCGGACGTAGCCAGTGCGGGAATGGAACTTGTAGCGGTATAGGCATAGCGAACAGGCGCGCGGGCGGTTCAATTCCGTCCAATGCTTTTTATAAAAAATAAAAGGAGGTTCTATGTTATGAATAATATAGAATTAATAAAAAAAATTGAAGAATTAGAGCAGTTGGAAAAAGCCGCCGACAAGGCACAACAGGAATACGAAGCCGAGCCGGAAAACTCGGAAAAAGAACACGCATTTGACAGCGCATATAAAAAAGAGTTTTCCGCGTACATAAGCGCCACTAAAGAGTTAGAACGCTTATCCGGTGGAAAGATTAACTTCTGCACCGCAAAGAAGCTAATTCAAACGCGGCGCAGTGAGCTTATAGGGCTTTTAAAAGCTCTATAACAACAGGCAAGCGGCAGACGGTGCCGGGCTTCCGGGGTTCAATTCCCCGGCTTGCTTTTATCCGAATTTCGGATATAATAAAACAAAAAACAAGGGTGAAAACCCGGAAAGGTGGGCTTATTATGTACACAATAGAACAGGCGGAAGAACATTTCCGCGAAAATTTAAGAAATTTAATTGGAGAATGGGCAACAGAAGAAAATTTTTACGAAAATTTAATCTGTTCTTTCGATTCTGAATATTTGGACAAAAACGGAAACAGCCAGGATTATTCGGATTATGCCGTGGAAACCGGTGATTTTAGAGATATACCATATTCCAGCGCGCAAACGTTGGAAGTATATGACGAAAATATTTCTATTACTATAGAGGTGGTATCAAGCGAAAATGAATACCATGAAACTATATATAAAGTAACAGATGTATTTTAAAAGGGGTGATACGAGCATGGAACTTATTAATTTAAATAATGGCGGCAATGTCGCCATTGGCAAGTTGCCGTATGGAACAACAAGAGATATACCAATTAAACTCGGAAATAAATTGTATTGCCTAGACGTGCAAAAGCAAGCAACGGGGGCATGTATCGACTTTTATCGTAAGGTAAAAGCCGATAGAAAAAAATATTCCAAATACGACCGGGAAGCCGAACTTGTAACGGTGTTTGTAAAACCCGACACCGTTTTATTCCGAAATTTTTTTGGGAATATAAAAGAAATTAGCAAAGCCCAAGAAATTTACAGGGCATACAAGTATCTTCTAGAAGAATAAAAAAGCCCCGGGAAAAATCCGGGGCTTTTGTGTGCGGCTTGATGTTTGAATAGATTAGCATTAAATTAATACTAAAACATATTTCAATACATCACATGTTAAGGTTTATCAAAGCGCCACACACCTTACAAACTTTTGTTTGCAAAAATATAATAGCATATATACCAAAAAAATGCAAGGCTATTTTTATAGCTTTTTTTGTGTTATCTTAAAATATAAAAGGGGGTATTCTATGCCAAAAATGAAAAAATGCACCATTTGCGGCAAAAACTTTTTGAGCCGCAACGGTGTAGAGGTTTGCTCTGCTGCCTGTGCTGCTGAACGTAAGCGCCGGCAGAACACCGCCGGAAATGAACGCAGGCGGTTGCAGTTATCCAACCAAAAAACAAGTCGAATCTGTCCAGTATGCGGTAAAACTTTTATGTCAGTGCGCTGGAAATACTGTTGCTCGGAATGCGTAGCAATCGCACGCCGCAAAAATTCAGCGGAAAACAACCGGGAATACTACACCCAAAATCGGGATACTGTTATACAACGCGTAAAAGCTACGCGGGCAAAGCACAAGCAGGAACAACAGCCACCAAAATAAAGGCAGTTTTGCCGTTATGCTTCTATGCTGTTTATATGCTCTATACGGCTTTAAATGCCTTATATGGTTATGTTCTATACCATAGCAAAACAACAAGGCAACTACGGGCATTTTACAAGCTTGCAGGCATAAAAAAATAAACTTTCCGTTCACCGAAGCAAGTCTATATTTCATACTTTAGCACGTTAAAATCGTAAAACTTTTCGCGGATTCTGCCGGCAAAATTCGCTTAAAATCCGCTCAAAAATCGAGGATTTTTGAAAATGGATTGACCGGGCTGAAAATCTAAATAGACGGGGGGTTCAAAATTTTTCCGAATAAAAAATTGAGCGAAAATTTAAAAATAGGAAGTGCCGCAACACTCCCTATAGCTTTTAAAATAATTTGTCTTGTTGTTCCAACAGCGTAAGCAACGCTGTCATCGTCATGGCCTGTATGTATTCGTCTTCCTGTAATTCCGATTTTTTTATCGGGTCTTCCGGTTCAATAAAATCATAATTAACATACAACGTTACACCGTGCGTATCCTTGCACCGCGCGGCTACAATTTTGTCACCGCCGAACTCCTCAATATCCGATTTTAACTCATCTATCAGCTCTGAACACTCAAAGCTAATATTTTCTCCGCGTTTATTTGTAAATGCCATAAGTTTCTACTCCTTTTCAATGCAGACAGCCGTTCCGCTCATTGTAATCATTAATGAAATGTCGCCGGTATTCCAATACGGCGCACAGCTATATGATATTCCAACTAAACCGTTTGCACCCTTGTACAAGGCTTCTAATGCCATGTCGTTCATTAATTCATCTATAAAAGTTTGCACTTTTTCTGAAAATGCACTATATTCTTTTCCTGCGACCATCGCTTTGAAATTCATTGCATTTTTTAAATCCGTCATCATGCCTAAACTGTATAACGCAGTATCGGTTACGATTCCGCAATATCTGACAATTTTATATCCCACAAAATCAAATCCGGTCGTTTTCATGACATCGTTTTTTGTTATTCTGCCGGATTTAATAGCATTAATAACAGCTTCTTTTCGCTCATTTTCTTCTTCCCTTTTCCGGTTAAGTTCTTCGATTTCTTTTTCTGCCTGCTTTCTGCACTCCTGCAATGCTTCTTTCTTAATTACGCTCTTGTACTTAAAGCTGTAATTGCAGTTAAAACAACGGTCAACGCTATCGCCTATCAGTTCTCCACAATTTGGACAAGTTTTCATACTTCGCTACCCCTTTATTGCGTTTTCTAATACTATACCATGTAGATAGCTTTAAATCAACTTTTTAAATCTTTTTCTTTTTGCAAATTCACACTTTCTGCCGTAAAAATTAATGATTTTGCTGTATACTGGCACTCTCCCAATTCATAAATCAATCGTTCTTTTGTCATTTCGGGATTTGTCCGGCGCACATATTCAAGAAGCTTATCTATTTTATCCATTACACTGCCGCTCCCCTCTGTATCCCTGCCATTAAATAATCAAGCAGATAAATCAAATCTGTGCCATATTTGCTTATCCAGTCTGCCATAAATTCTTCCTGTTCAATCGGCATATTCACACCATAAGAAAAGCAAAAACAATGGCATAGTTCGTGTGCTATTATTTTGCGCAAATAAGCCCCTTTTGGCTTGTTGGATACATATATAGTCTTGTCGTTCCAATCGGTCACAGCAAGGCTTATAGAGCCGTCAGAACGCATTAATTTTTTTAAATTATCTGTAAATACTATATTCCAATCTACATTATTGATTTTAAACATCACAATCACCTTAAAAACTGGCTGAAAGTTTTTGCACTCCCAGCCATTGCCATTACATTTTACTTACAAGCGTTGAAAGCTTGCTTTTCAGCATTGTACGTTCTTCTGCCGTCATGTCTGTAAGCAGTTCTGTAATATCGCCGGACAACTCTTTCATGTAGTTTTCAAGCGATTTCATCTTATGTTCTTTGTCCTCTGCAGTATTTGCTTTGTGCATTTCTTTGGTTTCTGTATAGTGCCGCTTCGCTTTATCATAGCCGCTTTCGGTCATATTCATGCCGCTTGTCGCCGGTTCTGTGTAATACATTCTTCCATAATTGCGGTCAATATCCCTGTCATGTTCCATTCCGCGGTACATTTCCGGTGTCATGTGGAAATACGGAGGTTCATCGTATCCCCGGCGCGTTCCTCTGCCTTTCGGTGCAAATCTGCCGTTTGAATAGCGGTAGTTATCATAAAATCTTCTGCCGTCACCAAGCCGCTCAAACATTTCCATTGTTTCATCTGCACTCGATTCTTCCATTGATTTCATCAATGTACGATAATACATTGCTTCTGCAAGGTCTTTCATCATATCTGTAACCTGTCCCATTTCACACGGGTCTATATTTTCAATTCCTTTGTCAATTTCACATTTGGCACATTCAGACAGTTTTTCAATCATGTCGTGCATTCTCATAATATCCATAAAACCGCCCCCTTATGCTTCCCGAACTGCAATTAAATTGCTGTTCTGAACTTCGATTGCCTGTGCAGATGTATTTTGTACCGCTGCCGTAACGCAGCAACCGCGTGGAACGTCTACATATGCCTGTGCCGAAACATTAAAGAAGTTCTCTACTGCCGCCGGTGTAACAATCATACGAGTTGACTGCAGCGGCTCACCGTCAATCGCAATAGCAAGAGAAATAGCTTCAACCGTTCCGCCTGTCGGGATTTGAATATTCCCGGAATAAGATACTAAAAATCTTGCCCGGCACTGGTTTGTAAGTCCTCTCAATTTAACAATACCGCTTCCCTGTCTGTGCGTAATGCAATTTGAACCAGCAACCGGTGTTTCTGTAAATGCAACATCTTCTCCCTGCGCAACAGTTTGAAGTGCAATTCCTGTAAATTCTGCCATAAAATAATACCTCTCTTTCACAAAATAAAGGGCAAACTTTCTTGAAGTCTGCCCTGTCTTCCCGACATTGGTGTCGGGAACATTGTAATACTGCATTAGCAGACATAACCTTTTGAGTTTTATTCCGAGTGAAACTCGAAAAAAACTCAATTTGATTAAGATACTTGATTATTTAGTAAATTAGCAGCCGCAACCGCTATTGCAACCACAACCGTAATATACATTAGGGTTAGGCACCTGATATGCCGGAATCGGCGCCGGATTGACTGCATTAATAATCTGCTGTGTCTGCGAAGCCATTGCAGTAGTAAGTAATGCACTCTGTCTATCCTGTGAAGCCGCTCTGCGTAAATCGTTGTTTTCTGCCTGTAAGCTGGAAATTTTCTCATTGCAGAGATAATCAAGAATGGCTCTTGTTCCTGCATTTTGGCTGTCGATAATATCTCGTGTATTACTATTCATTGTATTCTGTAATGCACAAGTATTCTGTGCCATGTTGTAATTTACACCCTGAATGGCTTCTCTCGTTTCACAGCAACAATTAGCAAGCTGTGACTGCAAAGCATTCTGTCCCTGCATTAACGCAACGTTTGTTGTGTTAAATCCCTGCTGTGTCTGATAGCCTAAGTTGCAGATAGCGTTATCGACACCGTGGAATCCGTTCATAAGCGCGGTATTCTGTGTATAGAATCCGTCACAAAGTCCGTTTGAGATTCCGTCAAGCTTTGACACGATTGACTGTGTATCAAATCCTCTCTGTAAATCTGCCTGCGTTAAAGCGCTTGTGGCATAAGGTGTTGCACCGCCATTTGCACCATTACCACCCCAGCCGCCGTTGCCCCAGCCGCCAAAAATGGCAAAAAGAATAATAAGAACCCACCAGCCGTTGCCGTCGCCCCAGCCACCGTCATTTTTATTGCCCGTTACTGCCGCAATATCAGCAAGACTAGGCATTGCACCTGTGTTAAACATTTTGTTTACCTCCATTGAAATATATTTACAAATGGGATAACCGGTTATTATGTGCGCACAACCCAAAATGTACTAACGATTAAAAATACTTAAAACTCGCTGTTTTGCTTCATCGGTTGTAATTCCCTGTTCGCGGCAAAGATTTTCTGCCAACATCTTCAACCCCTGCGTGTCCCCGTTTTGGTACATCTTAATAGCATTTTGGGCCATAGGATTGTTTGATATTTGAGGATTGCTATTCATCATTTGTGAAAGGACCTGTTGCGGATTGCCGCTTTTTATTAATCGAATAAGCTCAACTGGATTCATTCATCTTCACCCCCACCGTCCTGCTTTGGGCTATTTTTTGATTTAGCCGTGCTTTTTGCCGATGTTTTAGTCGTCATAAACTGCTCGATTTCACTTAATCTATTTTCCAAACTATCAAACCTGTTCATTAATACCTCTGTGCTTTCCTCTGATAGGTCAAATTTTGATTTTTCTGTGTCACCCATAGAATTTACCGCTGTATTGTTTGAAGGCTCTGTATAAGGCTTATACACAATCGTTCTGATTGTTCCGTCTGCGTTCCAACCTTTTACGTAGATTTCCGTCAAATCCTGCTTTGGGAAAAAGGCAACTGAACCGTCCATAGGCACATCATTTGCGGTAATATTTTCAACTGCTGCTACAATCTTGCCGTTTATGCCGATTACCTGCTGTTGTTGCTGAAATTGTGGAATCTGCTGTTGAATTTGCGTATCCGGCTGTTGGTATCTCTGCATATTTGCCATAGGATTGTACTGATATGCGGCATATCCTGGATTATAATTCATTGCCGGTTGCTGATACGGATTGTTTATCTGCATTTTTGCTGTCCTCCTCTAAAACATTTTCAATCGCATGGATTATGCTTGACTGAACTTGCAGAGGTAAGCTTTGTAATTCTTTTCTTGCAAAAATCTTCTCTAAAACTTCGTCTGAAAACATAAGCGCTTCCTCCTTACAATTACATTTTGGCATAAAAAAAGAGAAGAACGTTATCATGTTCTTCTCATATTTGAGTCATGCCACGGCTATTTATTCGGTTGTATGTGTGTAAGTTATATCGTACACACTATTTACACACTTTTGCTGTGAAATTTCGTGAAATTTTGTGAAATTTTGTAATTTCTTTAAATCCGCTTAAAATGTGGGCTTGCGGCTCAACCATGCGGTTTAGTGCCACTCATACGGTGTGCTTTGGTATACGTAATAGTTCTACCAGTTTCAACATAAAATTACCCACGAAGCCGCTTATTTACTGGATTTCTTTTTGGAATTGGTGTGTAAGTTACACACTATTTACACACTAACATACTTTCAATCCAAAATCTATTACATTATTCCTATCATTTTCAACGATACGTTCAATGTCATTTGCAGATTTTTCTTCTGTTACGTGCGTATATAAATCCATTGTCATTTTAAGTGTTGCATGACCTAAATATGATTGAACAACTTTCGGCTGTATTCCAACTTCAAAACATCGTGTGGCAAATGTATGTCGAAATGTATGCCCACTAAAAACCGGAAATTCATCTGCAAATTCTCTTGTAAGATTAATCTGCTCAACAATTCTTTTAATTGAAGCAGAATAAATTTGAGAATTTATCGGTGTATTAAATTTAGTAACAAATAAAAAATCATTCTGCTGTTTAGGCCGTTTCTTACTGACAACATCTTTTAATGCAAATTGCTTTTCAAGATATTTGCGGCATTTGCGATTTATAGGAACTTTTCTATAACTCTGTTTCGTTTTTGGCGGTTCGATATGAAATGTTTTGCACTCATCGTCAAGATATTTTTGATACACCAATGTTTTATTAACATTTATGTACCCATTTTCAAAATCAATATCTTCCTTTGTGAGTGCGAATAACTCTCCCGGTCGCAATCCGGTATTGACGGCAACGTTGTATAAATTGTCATAAAAAGTGCCGGCACAAACTTCAAAAAACATATCTTGCTGTTGAAGTGTTAATGCTTTTGCATTAATCTCTTTATTTGCTCTTAACTTAACGCCCTTTGCTGGATTCCTTATCATCAACTCATCTTCCATTGCCCTGCCAAACATATCAGACAAAATGACTTTGATTTTGTTTTGACGTTCATATTTATATCCGTTGTCACTGGCAGTATCAATAAGTTGCTGTATATCCGACTTGACAAACGAATTTATCTTGCCATTTCCCAAAAAAGGTGATATATTTTTATTGTAAATGTGAGTGTATTCCCTAAGCGTGTTGGGGCGTACACTTTTCTTTTTATATAATTCTACCCATTTTTTAAACCACTCATCAAGAGTAATTTCATTACGGATACTGAATAGATTTTCGTTGTCAGCAATTGCAATAGCAAGTTCTTTGCGTAAATCAGATAACTTGCGATTGTAAATCGTCTTTACATTTCCGAATCTATCTTTGTACCGACCTTGATATGCTCCATTTTTACGCTGAGTAATTCCTGCTCCCAATTCTTTGCCTTTTAAATCTTTTCCCATGTATATAGCTCCTTTCAAAAAAGAAGCCGTGACATAACAATCACATATTACTACATCACGGCTCATATTTCAACGTATGATTATATTTCTCTTGTTTTATCAATAAATTTTTCAAATTCCCTACGTTTAACAAGGCATTTCCCTTTGCCTACAAAAAAGGCAAACGTACAGCCGGGTTGATTCAGTAATTCTCTAATTTTATTAAGCCCAATGTTGCTATATTCTGCCGTTTCTTCAACCGTCAACAATGCTTTCTCCCAAATCGGGATTGTTTTATTCATGTTATCAGTCCTTTCTATTTTGTTTTTTATGTCAACTATGCGGCGAGAAACCGTGGCTTTTGATAATAATATTTTTTGACTTATCTGTTCCAAGCTCTTGCCGCAAGCTAACATTTTAAATATTTGCATTTCCTCTTCTGTAAAGTTGGCATTTTCGATAATTTTTTCAAGTTCCGGCTTAGTTAATTCCGAAAAATTCATAAGCCGTTTCCTTTCAATTATTTGTTTTTGCGCTCCGGGCATTTACCAGTACGGTTTTTACAACCGTAAATTGCCGTTCCCTGCTTATTTGTGCCTAAATATAACTTATGCTTGCATTTATCACAGCCTTTGTCAGTTGCGCTATTTATGTTCATTTTTAGCACCTCGATTCCATTTAAAAACTATGTTATTGTCCTGCCGCCAGTATGTATTATCATGTGGGCTTTTTAATCCATTTTCACGGCATTTATCCCAACACGATTGACACAACTGGCCTGTTTCACGGTCTATAGGATTGCCGCAGTGGTAGCATAGATTATTAGCTTTGCGATACTCTTTTATATCTATTTTGTCGTAATATTGCTTTCTATGCACTTGAGCGTCCCTTTTTAAGCATACTGCGCATTTTGCTTTAGGTTTCACCGCCGGGCGTTTACCACACCGGGTACAAACACCTTGTTCTTTTCGCTGTTGGTACAGCGCCCTCTGCTGTTTTTTGAATCTCTCATTGTATTGTTTTTGTTTTTCATCGGATATGGGATTGTTTGCACGGTATATAGCTTTTCTTGCTAAACATTCCGGGCAAATATGTTCATCGCCAAAAAGTTTGTTTTTTTTGCATTGCGGACAAATTTTGTATTCTTTGCACCACTCGCGAAATTCTTTTTCACGTTCGTTATTTTTCTTTAAACAATCCGAACAGTAGTAACCAGTTCTGTCAAGCGGTTTTCCACAACGTGGACATAATCCATTTTCTTTGCGTCTTATGTAACAATTGTGACTAATTTCCTTTTGCGTTAATGCCATTTTATTTCCTCAAACTATCCTTTAAAGCTTCAAATTCTTTCGGCGGTTCTGAATATGCTTCTACGTCTTCTGTATCGCTCATAGACGGCTTATTCTTGTCCGAAAGAAGATTTGTATTGTTTTGGTATTTTTGCTCGATTTGAGCCTTTAGTGAATTTTGATTTACTTTTTCGATAAGTTTCTGAATTTCTGCCGGCACTCTTTTAATTTCTTCTGCCCGGCTTGTAACGCTTCTGTAAGTTTTGATAAAATTGGACTGTATTACAGTTTCAATCGCTTTGTAATCGGACGTTGCCCAATTTCTTAGATTATCGGGATTCCCAACAGCTTCTTGAACGGTCGGCGGAAGCCTTGAAAACTCCTCAACTGCACCATATGTACCATTCCGCAATGCTTTACTCACTAAGCTCCACGCTTCCATTTCATTCAATTCCTGCGGCTGCGAAATCATTTGTATTTTTGCTATCAGCTCTCCTATACTCGGCGCAAATCCGCTTGTATTCGATGTTACGTAAGCTTTTAACGCAACCGAAATTTGATTGTAGTTGTAATCCTCTAACATCATGCACCACACGTCAACCGTTTCCGAAATATTGTTCGGCTTATAATTCGGATAGCTGTCGCACATAATTCGAATTATTTTAACTGTTTCTTCTCTTGTCAATCATTGCCACCTGCCTTTACACATTGTCCCAATCAATAGTACCCTTGCTAAAATTTTTATTAGGTACTATATTTTGGTTCAAATAATTTTCAAATTTTGTTCCGAACAAGGTTTCCGGACGCAAATATTTTTCCATATCTGTACCCAACCATTCGCCTGCCTTTTTGTCTATCACCTCGTAAAAATCGGATTCTCTATATCCGTCTTCTATCCTTGCGTGTATGTGCCGCTTCGTTGACTGCGTATTGTATCTGTATTTAGTATTACATCTTTTGTTCAAGTAGTCGATAACATTCATATACACCGCATTGTCTTCTTTTTCATTTGCATTGTCGGGCAAATTGGTATCAGATGTTTCTTCAATGCTGTGGTCTAATAATGGTGTGTCATTTCTGATTGAATCAACAATATCATTAACGTATTTTCTGAATTTTTCAGATTTAATCCGTTTTGCCGCACTCAATACTCCTGCAAGAACTTTTTCCGATTTATTCCAATTGTATTTGTACCACCGCAATATCAGTATCTCTTTCGTATTTGAATCGTATTTTATAACATTGTGTACTTTGTCGAACCGCTCAAGAAGCCTTACGATAGTGTCTTTGCTGTAGCCCGTATGCCTTGTCATTTGCGAAAAATTCACTTCGTAGCACCCGCAGATATTCGTCTGTGGATTAGTTAAAATGTACATGTAAAAATACTTGTCTTCCGGTGTAAAATCGTCTTCAACTTTGCTATCCGTCCAAAATGCCAATTGGACATTTCGATATATTGCCATATTATCGCTCCTTATCTGTTATTCAAGTTCCGTTGCTTTGTTACTTTACTAAATCATTAATATTGATTCTAAATCCGTCAAATGTCTTGCCACCGCTTCGGTTATATTCTGTGGTATCAAAAAACATCAAATTTCCCTCCCTGTCAGTTGCCATGCTTACGCCGTTCCGTGTAAGGCTGGATTTTAACAGGTCAAGTAAGATTTGTATTTCGTGTTTTGCTTCGTCTTTCATACTGTACCACCTTGATTGATATTCAAATTTTCAAACATAGCACACATGATATCAACAACAATGCTGTTACCAAACTGCTTATATAACTGTGTATTACTATTGACTGCTGCCATTTTGTCAATATCTTCATCAGATACACCCATCAGCCGTCCGCACTCTCTAGGTGTTAGCTTTCTGATACGATATTGGGGTTTTTCAAGCAATAAATTGTCTTTTTGTACTGTTGTCAGCGTATTAGATACATTATCTTGCCTAGGCTCTAATTCCGTCATATTGTGTCTACTCTCCTGTATCTTACCGCTTTCATACGCTTTTCGTATCTGTTTGCCGTATTCCGTGCGCTTTGGTGTTAATACTTGGCTTTCCATAACAAGGTTGTCTTTCTGCACACTCGTTAAGCAATTACTTGTGCCTTGCATATTTACTTCTAATCTCTGCTCTGTTGGACTTCCCGCAGTTCTATCTGACGGATTATCGGGATTTCTGCCACGCATAGCAACTATCTGACTTTCGCACACTTTAATCTGTTGCGTACCGCCACCCTCAACTGTTGTGATATTAGGGCAAAGTGCATTTTCGTCATATACTGTGTTTGATTGGTGTTTGCCTGTGCCACTATCCATAAATCACAACTGTTTTGTTTCAAGTATTTTCGGTTCTTGATTACCGCCTTGCATTGTACTCAACGTTGGATTACACTCCCCCCCACACATCATAAATTCTGTTGGTGCTCTCAAATTTTGTTTCAAGAGAACCTATTACATTTACATCTGCCATAATTACTCCTAAATCGTGTTTTTCAGCCTTTACACATCGGGAAATGCCCACGATAATGCCTTTTTGAAATCTGTCTGAAACTTCTGTATATATGCTTCCTAATACTTCCATTCAATCGCTCCATTCATTGTATTAAAGCCTGTCCCAAAGCCTTTATAATCTCTAGCACACAATGTTTTGGCTACATCATTACCAATTTTATTTACATGATTATAATTAAGCATTGCATTCATTCTCGACAACGAGGTTTCCAGCTTTTCTGTGTTTTGAAATTCCGTTATCGTACCTTGCTGGTATGCAGTTCGCAACTTCTCTCTGTTGTGGCTTATTGATTGTTCCGTCAACACAAGTCTGCCCTGTTCTGCTCTTAGGGATTGTACTTGGTAATGTGCCGTTGTCAATAAGCTGTTTTATCAGTTTGCCAGCCTTTTCATTGTTGATGTAATACTTTTCATCTACATTATCCTCAAGATAGTCTTTCAACTTCTTTTTGAGTGGTATAGGCTGTGGAAAATGGTAATTGTACTCGCCCAGGAATGAAAACATAAAACACCTTTCACGATTTTGTGCTACCCCATAATTTTTAGCGTTTAAATCTTGATAGTAATTTGTGTAACCAAGGCTTTCAAGGAAATCTATCCACTTTCTAAAATCAGGCATATTATCCTGACTATGTACTTGTGGCACATTCTCCATGAATAAAATCTGTGGTAATTCTCCGTTGCTATCTCTAATTTCTGTTAGTATTCTCTCAACTTCCCACAACAGACCGCTTCTTGTGCCGCTGCCCTTAGACATTCCGGCTTGTTTCCCAGCAACTGATAAATCCGTACAAGGAAATGAGTAAGTAAGTAAGTAAGTAAGTGAAGTGGTCCGTATCTTCTATGGCTAAGTCAAGTGCGTGTACTTTTGTTATATCCATAGTTGAGAAGTTTGTCCCATGAATTGCGTTATAACTTGCTACAGCATACTTATCAAACTCAACAATTCTGTAATGTTCAAATTCCGCACCTATCCTTTCAAGTGCCATAGCTTGTGAACCGTAGCCTGCAAACAACTCTATCAATCGGATAGGATTTGTAATGCTGATAGGCTCTCTTATGTAGTCAAATATATCTAATTGTCCTTGCATATATACTCCCATAATTACTCAAATGCCCAGCAAATCAACGATATAATCGCAATTACAATTACGGTTTTGACAATTTGTTGCCAAAATGTCACAATCACCAACCTTGCAATCGCAATTATTGCTACGGCAAATGTCAAAACAACCGCAATTCGTATGATTAACTTTATTAAATCTTTAATTTTCATTTTAATTGCCCTTTTCAATTGGAATATCTGATTTCATAAGCATTTCAACAATTTCCTGTATCAAGTAGAATCTGCTCATGCGCCGATGACAGCCGTCACACTTGTCTTTCGGGCATTTGTATGTGTGTTTGTAAGCTCTGCACTGGTTATCTTTCAACTGAATCACCTGCTTCCTTTGATTTTTAGTTAGTTATATTCTTTTCTTTTAAAATCCTCACAAGGCACTGTTTTGCCACAAGCATAAATATCTGTTCCTAATGGACTTCTTACTTTAAGATAGCCAAACTCGCAAATACTACAAAAGTGACTTCCACTATTGCTTTTACAATCATTAGGTTTATTTTCTTTCATTTCATCAAGTTTTCTATTCATGCAGTCATTATCTTTAGTAAGAGTATATATCTTGTCCATAAGACGATAATATTCTTTATTACTTAAAATCTTTATTCTGAATCACCCACTTTCATAAAGCACTTTTAAGCATATCTGCCTTAATAAGTTCATATATAATATCAAGATATGTTCTGCGGTCTCTGTATTGGCAATTTGCGTCTTTGTGTATTCTCGGGTCATTATTTATCCAATCATTAACATCGAAAATCGCACTGCTCACAAAAAGCATTTTGCACCCCCTTGAAACGCAAAGATAATAACAACCGTTCTTTCCATATTCGCCCTTACATTTCTTAAATCCGAATTTTTCAAATTCTTTGGCTTTAACTTTCGGAATTAGCATTGTTTTCGCCTACTTTCTTATCTCCAATTAGTTCCTATAGTTCCATCGGGATGAATAATAATATTTGAGTATCCATCCTTATAATCATTGTTTCTCTGCTGCCACATATCTCCTAATGTTAATCTTGCATGTTTTCCCATATAATCAAATGTAGCATATACAAAGAAATCACCAATCCTAAATGTATGAATATCAATATCATCATCATTCTGTAAATCATTCCATATATCCACTGAATAATCTTTCTTTTCGAGACCGCTTAAAAATCTGAATGAAAAATTATCAGCTTCCATCTGCATAAATTCCTTAATATATTCAATCGTTGGATTTTCAACTACTGTTTGGACTGTACAATTAGGGAAATCAATAGGGCTTTTATGCACATAATCGTTATATGATAAGTTGATATGTGCTAATCCGTTAAGCTCCTTTGAATATCCAGTTGTATTGATTGAGCAAAACACATTATTACTATGTTTTCTGTATGTATCAATAATTTCTGATACATGGCTAGGATATAACCCCGGCTCACCGCCTGTGATTGAAAATCTTGCGTTCGGATGTTCTGACAACACCATTTTTAATGCTTCAATCTGTGCCTTAAAATCATTTTCGCCCTGCATAGGGTTCTTCCTCTCTAAACAGAATGGACAGTTATAAGGACATTCCTGTGTTAATATCAACTGTACATTTATTCGATAATATAGAGGTCTGCCAAGGAACGTTTTATCTGTTCTATTCGCAAGCCTGTACTGTAAATCGTTTTGCATTTCAGCTCTTATATCATCGTAAGAATTAAAATGCGGTATTTTGTGCAACTTACTGCTCATCACTTTCACCCACTTTCAATAAATCCATAAACTTCTCATACTGCTTCTGCGACACCTTATTACACCTCTTGTCTTCTCTGATTTCGATTTTGAGGTGTTTTTCTGCAATGTGTGAAAGTTCCTTTGCAAGATTCTTTCTGCCCTGCTGTATGCCGTCACGGTAGCCTTTAGACGGCTTGTAATCATCAATCTGTGCTTTGCCCTCGCCCTGTGAACCGCTTGTTTTGTTCCTTAGCTGGTATCCTTTGTCGGCATAAGCCTTAATGTAATGCTGCTCCTGCTTATCAAGTTCGGATTTCGGAAAATGCAGAAATCCTATCTTCCAGCCACAAGGATTGCTTTTTGAGTACAATTTGTGTTTTTTGAGCGATAAATCAATATGTTGGTATCCGACAAGGTGCTGTGCAAGCCTTGTCAGAATATGTACAGCCTGCCCGATATAGGCATACTTGAATCCGTTTTCATCAATTCGTGTCAAAAAGTATATGCCGCTCTCCTCGTCAAGCTTTGGATTGACTTCTAATAAACGTTTTTTATTGTTCTGTTCAATCGCTTTTGCCTGCCTAATACTTTGATAATTCAAATTTCATCACTCCAATCTATCATTTGACCGCAATTATCACAATATTTAATGTCGGTATCTTTATAGCCATCATCACACAATAGTTCTCCACAATTAGGACAATACCATTCAAACGGAATTCTCTCTCCGCTATTTTTTACTTTCTTTGGTATCCGCTTTTCAAGTGCCGTCTGGCATTCTTCCAAAGTCCCAATCTTGCGATATTGACGCCAATCACTTAATGCTTCAAAATAATTGCTTTTCATATCCTGTAATTCTTCCGGTGTGCCAATTTTCTGGTACTGTTGTACTTCTTCAAGTGCCTGTATTGCAAGTTGAGTAGCTTCTCTTGATATATTACTTCCAAAAGGCAATTCAATATTCAGTTGTAGTTCTTTAATTACTTCATTTTCTGTCATACTTACACCTCCCTCTTTAATTAAATGGTAATCCCTCGTCAGCTACGCCATCTGGAATTGACATAAAGCCGTCTGAACTAGCATTGCCGCCCATAATTCCGTTATTACTGTTATTCTGTTGATTAGCACGACTTTCACAAAATTCGTGTCTTTCAACAATGCAATCATTAGTGTAGACTTTCTGTCCGTCTTTGTTAGTGTAGTTGCCTGTCTGCCATCTACCCTCAACGATAATCTTAGTTCCTTGATGTAAATACTTCTCTGCAAACTCTCCATTCTTGCCAAATGCAATACAGTTAATAAAGTCTGCTGCCTGTTCGCCATCTTTCTTGAAAGCTCTGTCAATAGCTAATGTGTACCGTGCTACCGCCATACTTCCGCTTGCCGTCTGTGAATATCTTACCTCCGGCTCTCTAGTCAGCCTGCCACATAAAATTACACGATTCATCTATTTTTCCTCGCTTTCTGCTAATTCAAATCTGTATTTCTGTTCTGCATTAGGATATTTCTCCTTGTCAACCTCGCTCATAAACATTTCAAGAGGTCTGTTCCAGATATGTCCCTCATGTTCATATACAACTGATATTTCTTCTGTTTCTGTGTGCCTTGAAATACCGATAATAGTAACAATCTTGCCAATCTTGAAATGCTTATATTTCTCGCCTTTCTGTGGTAAAGGTCTGTCAAATTCTGTACTGATGTTATCTGCCTTAAAATGCCTTGTGAGTAACGCAAGGTCACAGTTTGACTTATCTTCGCCATCAAGATTAAATTCTTCCGACTCTTCGATATGTAACTGTTGCCAGTTTTCAGCATATCCCACATTACTTATGTCATCATATATATCTTCTAGTGAAATATTTTCACGATTGGAAACTAAATAGCCGCTAAATCTAAATATCTTTGCCATACTATCCCTCGCTTTCTAATAATTCTTTATTGTCAAAAATGTTGCCGATAACCTCCATACAATCCTGATAATCGTAAATATGTTCCTCTTCAAATCTTCCATCTTCAAGCAATACATTAAAGTAAAAACCTGCTTCGCTTTCATTCCAACTAATGTAGCCACAGCATTCTGCATCCATGCAATTTGCAATGTCATTCTCCCAGATTAGTTCACCATTCTTGTCATGTAAGCCAGTATACTTACAAATGGTAGATGGTTCTACTTCAATAACGACATTGTTTAATTTTGAATTCTTGTCAAAATGCGACAAATCCACAATAAAATATCTCTCTGTGGATTGTTCCTCTATTAAATTACCAATGACCCAATCGAGATCTTTATATCCAGTCAATCCATCTTTAACTTTTGCTTTATATAAATATCTATCTTTCATAATTTTTCTCCTT